ATTGGATTTTTGAATACTTTATCATTGTGCTGAACAAGTTGTCCTGCACTATTAACATGATAAACACCATTTGCAACTGGGTATTTGCCCCAATCAGTGACTTCTTGTAATATCTCAATCATTATGCTACTTCGATCATTGAGAGCGGAACATTATAAGAGCCGCCTCGCATATCTACAATAGCCTTCTTAATGTTGACTTTCTTTACAACACCAGGTGTCTTTTTAGTCTTTTGAACTACATATACAGTATCACCAACTTTAATAGTTGCTTTAGCATTTATAGTTTTAACACTATTAGTGAAAGAAGATAACTCGTTAAGTTCTGCTAATGTAAAGTTGCCCCTACGAATTGCTTGTTTGATTTCTGTTAAGTTCATAAACTCTCCTACCTTTTTAATTAAACTATACATATAGTATAGCATCAAATAGAGAGTTGTCAACCAGTTTTTATACTAATCTTCGAAATGTTTCTTGAAAATTGTGTTAGTTGTGGACTCTAGTTTGGTGAAAATTAAGTCCATATTAAGGTAAATTTCAACCATATCTACCTTGTCATTTATCTTCCTTGCTCTTAAGAAATCACGTAATTCATCTAGCGAAAAGGTATCTACTATATCAGTAACTTCAAAAGGTATGACGTCACCGTTATAAAGGTATACCTTAATTACGTCTATAAATTCTTTAGGAACATCAGAAGCATCTAAATCTTTAAGTAACTCTTTTCTTTTGGAGTCCTTATTCATACCTGTGGATTTTCCCAAGACAACTATCTTGGTTTCTCTATCAGACATGAACTCTACTTAGTCTATCTTCTTTGGTCTTCCAGGACCTTTTTTAGGTGTTAGTTCAGGTGCTAATCTATATGCTTCTGCTTTTTTAGAATCAATATCCTTTTGCATAGCCTTAATGTCATCTTCCATGATCATTGCCTGACGTAAAATACCTTTTGCAATCTCTGTTGGATCATCATTTGATTCTGGAGCAGTTGCATTAGCACTTGCTAGAGTAGGATCTGATTCAATGATTGGTGCATTTGGATCTACCTCTGTGTTAAGAGGTGGATTACTTCCTGATTCAATTTTTCTAATTTCTGCATTAACATCTTCTAGTGCTACACTTTGCTGTGGAGTAGGTGTTAATTTAACCAGATTAACTGGAGTCTTAACTATCTTCTTAGAAAAATGCAACGATGTTAGCATGTTTGACCCATCTGGAAAAGTCCTTCTATGTAAAACTTCGCTGATGTTATTGCTTTCTTGTGCTTCTGCTGATTGAACAACACTCATTAAAGCATCGTGTTGCTCTGGCTCTAGTGAACCTGTTTCAACGATTAGAGCATTATCTGGTTCGTTAGGAACCTCTCTATAAACTACGACAACTGGTTTCTCACCAACTTTGCCTACATGCTTCATTATTTCAGCCATATTATTCTCCTTTGGTATCATCTACCACAATGTCGTCGCCTTCTGCTTGTTTTTCAGCATTCGCCGCCTGTTGTTCTCTTATGAACGTTAAAAATGCATTTAGTTTGTCATAAACTTCACCTACTTGGGTAAGTTCATTTGCCCTAAAGGCTCCTCTCTGTGTTGCGAGATCAACAATCTGTGCAAGAACGGCCAGTTCATTAAGACCGATACTTTCAGGAACTCCTGCTCCGTCAACTGTTTCTTGATTTACTGCTTCTTCACTCGAAACTGTTTCTTTGTTTACGTTATCTTTTTTTGCCACTTTGGCCTCCTTTTAAATTTAACACTACTATTTAACAGATGTTTTAATTTTATCCATTAAAAAATGGTTATTATTCTGCTATTTGATCTAAACCGAACTGAGTAGTTACGTTTATCCTGTAATTTTCCATATCCAACGCATTTTCAAACAGTATTGTAAGAGTTCCATGTCCGTAAACATTTTCCATACTGTAATACACAAGACCTTCTGTATAATTTAATGGGTCTATTAATTTTTCAGTTATAGGATCTTCTATCTTAAAATCACTTATTTTAAGTTTGTTCCTAACCATGGTCATGTATGTATCATTACCATTCATAAGTTCAATTTCTTCACTACTTAAAATGTTATTGTGTGATACAGATATCATCCTTGTAAACCTGTTTCATCTCTTTGGTATGGAACAGTTATGCCGAAAGGTGCTTCTGGTGACCTACCACCATAGCCTCCACCATGAACAATAAACAATGTATCACAGTATGACTCATCACCCCAACTATCCCAAGGGTAACCATCTGTAAACATAACTAACTTCTTAGGCTGGATGCCTTCTTCTTTCATCCAGTTAAAGACACAATCAAAGTCTGTGCCGCCACCGCCACCTAATTCGTAGTTCATAAACTCTTCCATATTGTTCTGTGTGAACACTTGTGGATTATGAATCTCTGTATCAAAGCATACAAGGTGAATGTTAAAGTCTGTGTATTGGTCCATAATGCCTTTGAACTCACTTAAGAAGTCCATTGCCATTTCGTCCATAATAGAACCTGACATATCAAGTGCCGCAACAATATCAATAGTTGTTTCTCTGTCCATACCTGGCAAGTAGAACCCACTGTCTTGTCCTTTACGACTTGGGGTTTGATATGTGTAGTCACTTCTAATAGTGCTTTGGATCTGCATAGCAAGTAGTTCACGCCAGTCTAGTGTAGGGTTAAGAAGTTTGTCTAACATTCTTTTAACACCACCTGGTAAGTTACCAGCACCAGCCGCCTTAGCAGATTGCATTACTGCATTCTGGAATTCTTGTTTAATGTTCTCTTTCTCTTCAGCAGTATATTTTGCAGGTCCATCTTCATCGCCTGAATCACCGTTTGCTTTATTCTCACCTGCACCCTCATCATCACCTTCTGTTCTATCTAGGTGCATGTCTAAAGGTTCAACATTAATAACACGGCCTTCTTCTTCAGCCTGTTTAAATAAGTCGTCGTATATCTCTTCTGAAACTTGACCTCTGTATTTCCAATCAAAACATATATCAACAAGTTTAATTTGCTCTCCTATGTTAGCATCAATTAAGTCTGCATTAATAACATAGTCATTTGCTATATTCCAAAGCCTGGGATCTCTATCACCTCTACGAGCAACATCAAAGTGATCATATACACAATGCAGTATCTCATGGCCCATACCAAACACACATTCACCGTCGCTCATTGCGGCAACAAAGTTTCTATTGTAATAAAAATACTTGCCGTCTGTAGCAAGTGTAGGGCACCATGCTGTAGCATCTTTTAATTTTAAACGTGTAGCAAGATTACCAAAGAAAGGTGCTGACATCAGCATTTCAATTCTTGCTTTAATAAGACGATCTTCAACTTCTGCTGAAGTTAAAGTTGTTTCTGGAATCTCTTTAACAGGTTTTGCAACTCTATCTTTTGCGGATTCTGTTTTTGCTTCTAATGTGTCTGTCATAAACTACCCTTGTTTTCCTAACTAATATATATATTATAGCATCTAAAGGGTGATTGTCAACCTTTTATTTGGTGGGCCTACTAGGACTTGAACCTAGAATCTACCGATTATGAGTCGGGTGCATTAACCAATTATGCTATAGGCCCTTATTGGCCTCCCCGGCAGGAGTCGAACCTGCAACCTACGGCTTAGAAGGCCGTTGCTCTATCCAGTTGAGCTACAGGGAGATTAAATGGTGCCTGAGGCCGGAGTCGAACCGGCACGCCATTACTGGCGAGGGATTTTAAGTCCCTTGTGTCTACCTATTCCACCACTCAGGCATAAAGAGTATGATTCTTCAGTTTATCTGCTTTAATCAACTTGACCTTTCCCGCCAACACGATCAAAACGAACTCATCTCCTTGTTTAAAGTTTCCGGATTTTTCTACAGATTCTATTGTTAATTCTTTATCAAACTCAATACAATCTTCGTGAATAGTAAACTCGTAATCTAAGTATCGCAAACTATTTTTCCTTTTGTTGTTTAGAATAAAAAAAGTGCCCTGTTTCCAGGGCACTCACCTTGTGCTTAGGTAGGGAGTAACATAGGTAGGCGCACAAGGATTTTAAAACGTGTCCCTTACTCCCTTATGTGATATACTTTACATACCTCTCAGAGAATGTATCTTTAAGATCTTTATCAAGTGTAGTTCTTACATTAAATGTGATCTTATAATCTTTCATTATAGTCTTGAACAAGAACACTACCATCTCAGGCTCAAAGTTATCGAAACTAAACCTTACAGTATTGTTAAGCATTTTAGCAAACTTCTCATCAACACCTGTTTCTTTGTAGATGTCATTTAGTTCGTATGCAATACTAACAACTAAACTATATTTTGCAGATATCTCTTCTGATATCTTATTGTCTAGTTTTTTAACCTTGCCGTCAATTACGTCTGAAGGATTAGGCAAGTTAGAAGCAATTCTTCTGTGCTCAATAAACTTGATTGCCATGCCTTCACCAATAGCACCTGCAATTTCTGCCTTTTGCTCTCTGGCCGGTGCTGTTTCAAAGCCATCTACCTTAAGTATGTCTGAGGTAAATACCCAACTCCTTGGAGTTGCGAATGCTTGTGAACTTGTTTTTGGATCGAAGTTAAACAAATCCTGCTTTGCAAAACTTAGGTAACCAATAACATCAGGATGAACGTCATTGTTGATTGCCCATTGTTGCCAATCTTCAAAGTTCACATCCATGTTAATGTGTCTAAATCTGTTTGCCAAAGGACTTGGCATTCTAAATGTGACACCTCTGTCAGTCTCTCTGTTACCTGCGGCAACAATTCTCACATTGTCTGGCAAAGTATATTGACCAATTTTGTTATTAAGAACCAATTGGTAAGCCGCGGCCTGCACACTTGGAGGTGCAGAGTTGAGCTCGTCTAAGAACAAAACAATAGTATCGTATGCATCAGCCATTTCCTGTGTAGGAAGATCTGCCGCTGGTGCCCATTCCATTGTGTTTGTTTCTGGGTTTCTAAAAGGATAGCCACGCAAATCTGTTGGCTCCATAAGTGCCAAACGCATGTCTATCATAACAGCATTGCCTAACTCACCTGAGTCTACAATACCTTGAACTAATTCAGACTTACCAATACCTGGTGCTCCCCAGATAAAGATTGGTCTTTTTGCCTTCATGGCTCGCAGAGTGATTGGTTTGACTTCTGCTGGTCTAACTTGTAATGTATCCATAATATGTTACTCCTAACTTTTTACCTAACTATGTATATATAATAGCATCTTTTATGATCTTGTCAACCACTATTTGCTATTTTCCTCATAATTACCATACATTTCTCTAAAAACTTTAAGACCTTCTTCTGGTGAATAAGGTGTTTCTTGGTATGCACTACGTTCTTCAGTGTTAAGTTGAAACCATTCGGTGAAATTTAGTTTGAAATCTCTGGTGACATCATAACTGAATGTATATGGGTCTGACATAATTACTCCTAAAATTTAATTATGTATAAATTATAGCAGAATTTAAAGGTATGTCAACCTTTATGTATAAATTATAGCAGAATTTAAAGGTATGTTAACCTTTATAGGCAAAGAATTGGATAGTTACTCTTGTTTTATCTAAAGAACCTATAGGAGTAACACAATGAAAATGGCCGTCTTCTAGCATTACAGCAGAGTTAAATTGGGGAGTATACGAATGGTTTACACCATAAAAGTCATCGTCTTCTGTATAAACAAATTGACCACCATCATCTGCTTCCCATTCAGGGTTTAAATAAATTGTAGCACTAAAATCATACTTTTGGTCGTTATGCCATGGTATGTAGCACCCCTTTTCCCAACGTTGGACAGTTAGGTATGCTTTATTAAAGGCACCAAATTGTTCTTCAAATACTTCTAGTATTTTAACTTGATCATTGGTATCTAAGTCGTTTAATAGTATAGCAGGTGCCTTCTTAGAGTCAGTTAAATAGTCTTTCCAGGTGTCTAAACTAGTTCGTTGTAAAGGCATGTCAATACACTTGTTATACAGTTCTGTTGCGTATACGACGTCTAAGACGTCTTTAACGACTTTAATACCCACTCTTATCTCCTGCAACACCGTCATATCCATACCAACTATCACCCTCAGCAAGTGTGTTATTAGGATTGCCATCTCCCCACATAAACAGTTGAATACAACATCTAGGTGTATCTGACAGCACTTCTGTTACCCAATGCAACGGTCCTACTACATTTAATCTTTTATTAGGATCATTTGATATCATATAGACAGCACTATTATATTTAGGTATAACTGAATAACCTTTTCCATCCATATCATCTTCTAGCCAATGGAATATTCCACCGTCATTGATTCCCCACTCTTTGTTTAAGAATATAGTAACTGAGCCTATGCATCTATCTTTGTGTGCTGATAATACAGCACCTTTAGGATACTTTTGTATTGCACAAGACATATTTCTAATACGTTTATCTTTATAAAAAGGATTGTTAGGATTATGGAATATGTCTTCTTTTAACTCAAATAGTTCTGTTCCTTCAACTTTGTTTGAAAAGCAAGTAACACGATCTGTTTCTTTAGTAAACTTTGGATTCCAATATGTATCTGAATTATTATCATCTTCTAAAATTTGACAATACTTATCCAATGTTGCTATAACATTAGGGGATAAAAAATTGTCAATATATTTAATCATTATATAATATCTATGTAACTTTCCAATTTAGAACCATTTAATCTGAACCATGCACTATCTTCTTGGCTATAAAATACAACCTTCTTTTGATTAACAAAGTAAGGCCATCTCATTGCTTGGTCTAGTTTAAGTAAAACCTTACCATTAAGCAAACATTCATTTTCATAGTCATATTTTTCGAAGTATCTACCTAGCATTGTGTTACCAAATCTTGTGAGTTTTATACCTATAGGATTCTGATTTTCTATTCTATAGTTTGAAAAGATACGAGCACATTTATCTTGCATATTGCAGTTAGTGTAGTCTCGAATTGGTTTAGTTTTTCTTAGACGGGCGTCTAACCATTCTATAATTTGATATTGTATAGGTTCATAGTTTGAGGTCATCTTCTGTTACTTCTTCACCTGATGTTAATTTAATAACTGTAAAATCTTCAGATGTAAAAACACCGTTAAGCCTCTCTGCTAAGTTGAAAGCATGTCCTGGATTTGAGAACGAAACTTTCTTATATTTAGGGCCAGGGTAACTTACGAGTGTATTTAAAATTCTTAGGTTTATAGGTTTACCTTTATAAAATACACTATAAATTGCGTCCGCACTTAAAACTTGTTCGGCTTTATAGTTTGATTTGTTTACTACTTCTAGCAGTATCTCCGGTTTTGGTCTACTCATGTGCATATCTCCTATACACATATATTTATCACTTTTCAGTGATTAAAACATCTGTTAATCCAGTGAATCGACCAGTGCTTTGAACTCCGTAAAACCGCCTATTTTGTCACCGTTAACGACAATTTGAGGAAACGTCCTAGCAGTAGGAAATGCTTCCATTAAGTCTTCTCTGGTGAAGTCTTCATCTAACATTTTATATGTTAGTTCATACCCTTTTCGTTCTGCTAATGCTTTAGCCTGAACACAAAATGGACATGCCGGCTTGCTGTATATTTCTACTTTCATATTTTTATTTATTTCATTTTTTGTATAAATGGTTTAATAATTGAATTGCAATATTGCTTATGTGCTAGTTGCGAAGGATGTAAATTATCTTGTGTGAAGCCTCTTTCATGAGTGAAGTTTTCTCTTACCCACTGTGTCATACCTTGCATATCAAAACACATTTCTAATTCTAAATTATCGTATGCCCAAGCAATATGAGGATACAGTATTTTAACTTTATTGTTGTAAACATCAAAGAACTCATTGTTCCAGTTTCCCCAAAACAAATTAGCATTTCTATTATGACATAATTCTTGCAAGTTTAAAATTGCAAATGATGTTTCTTCCCAATCATTAATAGTGTTTGTAAATTTTGCATAATATTCTTCTACTCTCTTATCGTCAACTGTTGGCACAAAATACATATAAGCATATCTATCATTATCTATTACATTACCTTGCAAGTCTACATGTTGACCTACATTAGATGTTAGAACAGCATCTAAATCACCACTTTCTTTTGCAGTTTCGTAATGCGACTGTTCTTTGTTTTTAATCTGATCCAATTGTTTTAATGCTACATCCACCATTTGTTGTGAATGTAAGTATTGTTTGCTATTGGATATATAATGATGTCTGCGAATACCACTAAACATAACAACTACATTTACTTCTGCATTATGTGTGTTTAGGCTTAACAGTTTTTCTGAAACACGTCTTGTTATTAATCTGTTACCATAGGCATCAGCACCTAAATGGTATACTTCATCGTATCCATCTTCAAGATAGTAATTCCATGTATGTAAGTTTATATTATCTGTGCTGAAACTACACCCTGCTGTAATTAGTATTTTACGTTTAGTCATCAGAAATTTTTACACAGAACCTTGCTTGTATAAACTCCCATCTACTTTCAAAAGTAATTATGCATTCTTGTCTTTCAAACCATTTTTCATCGTGATAATTCATGTCTGGAAATGGTTTAAAATACCAACCCCATTTACCTGAGATTAAGTTGTTTATTTCTTCGACTGCAGACATTGGTATACCATAGTTACCAGTCTTCCATTGATGTTTATAGATTTTGTTATATCCGCAATCTTCTGGTAATTCGTAACTCATTGCTTTTCAAATTTACCACCATCTAACTCTACACTTACATTGACAGGCCCGCCTGAATCTCTGTTACCTGATGGAGGTGTTACTTCGCTAAGTGCTTCAAATAGATAATTAACATCTAATGTTGCTTCTGATACATTAGACTTTTTTAAGTTGGTTACATGTTCAACAAGATCACTAAACTTGCTCATTGTGTCTCTTTTTTTTATTAAGACGTTTTAATTCTTTCCTACATTCCATTTCAGTTCTCCATGGACCTTTAAATCCATATGTTTCTAATGTTTGTAGTTTAGGGCCATGGCCATGTTTCCATGCTTTATCAAAGTTGATTGCATACCAACCTGCGGCGTATAAAACATCACTGCTTTCTGTTTTTAAATATAGAGGAATATCTTCTCTATATCTAACATCATTAACTTCAATTGGAATGGCCTCTTCATACTCAATTAAATGTCCTTTTATATATAGAGCATCTTTCTTTGTAGTAGGCTCGTTTATTGTTTCTGTAAATAGATTAATATTACCAAAGAACTTAGTAGTTTCTTGTTCATCATCAAAAAGTTTTACTGACTTTCCTGTAATGTAAAAGTATCTACCTTGAACATCTTCATTAAGTATTCCGATCTTCTTATCACCCCTAGTCACTAACCATGCTTCTTCAGTGATTTGTTGTAATTTAGTTTGCTTCTTTGCCTTTGCCATAATATTTCTCCTTATTCTCCGTAGGTGTTATCAAACCCTACTTGTATTCCGCCTTGTTGATACAGTTGCTTTATTGGTTGCCCATATGAGTCTTTAAACTCTTCTGGACATATATCGCTTCTCATTGCTCTGTATACTGTCTTTCCATTATCTGGAGTAGTAAAGATCCATGGTATCGGGTCTTTAGGCCACTCCCCTTTAATTCTTTTGATGGCTCTATCAAATTTGTCCATTTAAGAACTCTGCATAATCATTTGGTGTATTGCTCATACGTTGTAAGTTCCACTTAGAACAAAACTTCATAAAGTGTATACCAACTTGCGAAACAGGTTCCTTATTTACTGCTTCACTAACAATTCTTTTAGACTCTGCTTTTATTTCATCTGGTTGAGCAGTTAGGTCTATAAGAATCTTATTACGTTCAAAGTCATCTACAACTCTATGCTCTACTTCTTCATGATCAACCCAACGTTGTAACATGAAGTTATTATAATCAAACCCGCCTGCTACACGGTCTTTAAATGCTTCTGTGATACCAGTTTTGTTCTTACTGCCTTTTAGTCTAGCACCTGGATATGCACTAAAGATGTTATCTGAACTGTCACCTCTAACACATTTTTCAAACAATGCAAACTGTGGATCTATTGCTTTCTTAGGTTCGCCTGTCTTTTTGTCAATTACCCAGTCGCCTGTCTTAGCACTCTTAAAGCCATCTAGACTAACTATTTGATCAGTAGTGCCGTTAAACTGTATTACATTAGGTGCTAACAACTGATAAAAGTCACTGTCTGTGCTTATAATTATGTGATTGTCTTCAGGATGTTCTTGTATCCATGTAGCAATTAAGTCATCTGCTTCTGCATTAGGTTGTTGTATAACACTACAATTAGTCTTAGTGTCTAAGTATTCAACAAAGTCGTTATATGCTTCAAAGAACAATTCATCATCTTCTTGTTCTTTTACACTACGTTGATCTCTAATTACTTTTCTATTTGCTTTGTAAGGTGTATAAAAGTCTTTACGCCAACTTCTACCTTCTAAACAAAATACTACATGCGAGCCATTAAAGTCACGCCATGCTTTCTTAACACTATTAAACATAATGTGCATAGCCATACCTACACGCATATCAATGTCTTTGCCACCGCCTACATGCTTTGCACGGAAGAACATATTAAGAGAGTCAACAAGTATAAAGGTTTTCTTTTCCATATTATAATCCTAAGTTATCATTTATTATAGCATCAAAAGGAGATTCTTTCAAGTTCTTTTCACGCATTTCTGTAAAGTTTCTTTTAAGATCGTATGTTAGATATTTTTCGTAGTTTTCTAATATGTAATTTAATTCTTCAAAAGATAGATCATTGCACTCTTCTGCAACTAACTGATCAATCTTAGCAGATATTTCTGCTAATTTAATCTTTGTCTTCGTCTCTATCTTGTCTTGTTGTGATGACATCGTTTCTTCCTTCTTGTAATCCGTAATCCTGGTCTGCTTTTTCTTGTATTAATACTGTTCTGCAAACATCATTAAACCACGTGTTTACTGTTTGTTCGTCAGTTGTTCCAACATAGCCATTATCTTGTAACATCGAAACAAACTCATCGTTCCAATCTAGTTCAATAAACCCTGCTTTAGCATTCTCAGGGTCAACGCCCATTTTGTTTACATTAACCCATGGTTCTTTCTTAATGTTTGCAATCTGTTTATCTGCTTCTGATTGGCTTAGTTTACCATTCTTAACATCAATTTTAATTTCAGCAATACTCTTTTCTTCGTCTGAGTTTACATCAATACCCGCTAACACTTTCTCAAGTTCATCGCCTTCATAATAGTATTCTGCTTCTGCTCTTGCTCGAGACTTACCTTTAAGTCCCCAACTAGCAGGCATCATGCTAAATGGTAGTTTAGTTTTCTTTGCCATATCCAATCTCCTTTATTTGTTTTTGATACTCTATTGCTTCATATAAATCTAATCTTTGAGGAACACCTTTTGATTCTCCAAATTGTTCTTCAACCAATACAGTATCATCTTCGAGCAATTTGAACGTGACTTTATGCCCTTTATGAAGCCACGGCCCTCGTTCAATTGCAGACATTTATCTACCCTGTCCTCTATACTTTTTAGTAGATCGCTTTTTATGTTTGTTCATTGTGGATGTTGCAATTTTAACACTTCTACCTCTACCACCAACTCCAATACTAGATGCTTTTCTAGTAGGCGTGATTCCGGTTGTTCTTTTTTTATATACAGCCATATTTCTCCTTATTCTCTGATGCCCTCTACGACACCAGGTTGTTTAATTTTACCTGCCTTCTGTAATGCTACAATATGACAGGTCCTCTTATTTAAATCCCAATTTTTTAATTTTGCATCAACTTGCTCTTTGCTAAGTTCTAAAGCAGGATTATCAAAATACTTAAATGGGTTTCGTCTTACTATTGCAAAATCACCAACATTAAGAGCACCATCGCCTCTAGTCTGCCATTGAAAGTTATCGATTTTTGTTAGTTTACAACCGCTAACAATAATAGTATAAACAATATCATCTAAAGTAAGTTCTAGTGTGTTTATGTTTAATACATTAGTATCAATCTTTTTAATGCTTTTAATTTTAATATCTAGTTGTCTTAAACCTATAGCAGTAAAATCTGTTTCAGTTACTTCTGATTCTAATACTGGAATGCCATGTTCAGTGTGGCCTACTACTTCGTCATCTGCTAATACTATTACTGTAAAAAATGTTACAAACATAGCAATTGAAATCAATAATGCCCATGGACTCTTGATATCTAATTCTATTTTATTCATACTTTTCTCCTATGTTCCCCAAGCATTACCAAATAAGTTAATATGTAATCTTGGACTAAACTTGTATCCTGTAAGCATACAAGCCTCTGCAACATCTTTTTCTGTTAGTGCTTGTTGCTCAAATGTAGCACCCTCTGGCATACAAAATATAGAGTCTAATATTACTCCTGCATTCTTGTATGCATCCACATACAGATCAACTTCATCAAAGTCGATCATATCTCTAACAACAAATTTGTTGTATAAAAAACTGTTTTTAACTTTATTCATTGACAGTAAACAATCAGGCATAAGAGTATCTTCTCTTGTTTCTCCGCTGATTGATAGTTTAGGTGAGGTTGACCAAGTTACATGAATACCACTGCCATCACCATTAAAGTATTCAATCATATTATCTTCACAAAACTTACTGCCGTTAGTTTCAAATGTTACATTAACTAAACCATATTCGTTATGTAACTCATCTAACAGATTCGGCCAAACACGTTGCCACCCTAGTAGCGGTTCACCACCTGTGATCACCAGGTGTATGTCTTCACCGTGTCGGCCGGTAAATGTGCCGTTTGGAAGAAGCGAAGTAATGTGATCAACTACTTCGTCTACAGTTTTTGTCATCTGTAGATGTTTATACTTCATTGCCCAACTGGCACTGGAATCACATCCTATTGGAGTGACTGGTAAATCTTCAATGCTCTTATAAGCATCCGGGTGGTTCTTGTCTGCTCTTGGGTCTGTTGCATATGGCATTTCACTAGTGGCAATTAAATTACCACGTTCTTGTCCAAAGCCTGCACATTCAAAGTTACAACCAAAAGTTCTTAAAAATACACTAGGCACACCGACAAATCTGCCTTCTCCTTGCACACTATAAAATGCTTCGCTATATCTTAATTTAGGTTGTTTCATATTTAATTTGATTGTATTCCTCTATTGGTAAGCCACTTAAAATAAAGTTAGGATCAGTTATAGGACCTACTGCATATTTGACTGCATGATATACTATGTCATGCAAATCATTATCTATATAGGTATCTACTCCGTTACTTATATCTGTAAATATTTCTATCAAAATATAACTCAGTCCTTTCTCATAAAGGAATGTTAAGTTATCTTCTTCAGGATACCATATTCTTGCAAAGGAAATAATATTAAAATACATACCTTCGCTTATGCTTATAGTTTCTAAAGATACATGACCATCAATGCCAATATCTCTAAATTCAATATCGCCTTCAACATGATTACATTTACTATCTGCAACTACATCTATAACTGCAAATATTTCTTCTCTAGTAACTGGAAATCTATTCATTAAGAACTCGAATGATTTCTTTTCTAAAAGCATATCAGCAATATTCCAAATGTTTACACCTGATCTACTTAAGACCATTGTGTTAGTTGCATTTCTAGTTTCTATCATTATCTATCACACGCATATGATTGTTGCAATTTAATATTATCCATAAACTCTTTTTTAGTAGCAGGGTCATCTTTAAATGCACCTTTAAGAACAGTTGTTTGTGTAAGACTGCTATGTGCTTTAACACCTCTGTTCTCTACGCAACCGTGTGTTGCCTGCACATAAACACCTAAGTGCTCTGCACCTGTGGCCTTCTGAATCTCTCTAACAATGTCGTTAGCAAGTTCTTCTTGTAATGTTCCACGCATTGCACACCATTGTGCTATACGAGTATATTTACTTAAACCAATTAGTTTGTCAGCGGCAATAATACCAATGTATGCTACACCTCTAACAATCTGGTGATGATGTGAACACATACTTGTAAGTTCACTACGCACAACTAACATGCCTTCGTATCTATCTTTACTGTCATTAGGGAAAGCAGTTGCTACTGGCATAGGGTCATACCTGCCACTCATTAGTTCATTGACATACATCTTAGCAAGACGTCTGCCTGTGTTATTACTGTTAGGATCGTTCTCAATATCGATAACTAGACCATCTAACACGGCTTCAAACTTAGGAGTAAGTTCATCAATCAGTTGTTGCTTCTCACCTTCTTGAATGTGTGCAGAAATATTATCTCCTGCCCAAAACCTATCACCGGCTTCTTGTAGCCTTTTCTTAATTGTATCACTAACTGCCATCTTCTAACTCCTTAATTCGTTCCTTCAGTTCTTCTATTTCTCTTTTAAGATTAAGTTTCTCAATCTTTTCGTTTGCTAATGCTGTATCGTCCATGTGATGTTCGTAGTCGTCAATAATTTTATCATCTAACTCTTTGTGTCTTGCTTCTAAGACTTTAAGATGATTACTAAGACTTGATAATGTGCTCATTGTTTTCCTTAATTATACCTGTTTCCCAATTCTCAACAACGTCTTCAGCATAGTATTTACTCTTGCCAGGAAGTTCAATAAAACCTATCTTATCTTTATTCTTAAACAAGTCAACAACAAACATTGATGCAAACTGTCCTTTAGAAGGGTTACTTCTACTTACTGACCTAATATGTGCTTCTTTCATTTCCACCACTCCTCGTAAGGGAATACTATCCATTTTTCTTCATCTGGTAAAACATTATTTGCTGTAAATCTAACATTAGAAAACTTACTAGACTCTTTATCAAATAGTGTAGAGTAAGTTATATCCTGATGTGCTGTAACCATATCGACTCTTTGTGATCCTTTAATAACTTCATCTATACCTATTAGTGTTGTGCCAGTATCGTTAATATCATCTACAACTAATACTGTTTTACCATTGTATTTAGACAAAATGTGTCTTAAGGTCTCGGAATCTTCGATTGCACCGTCTCTTGTTTGCCAACGGAATGCTTCAAACGGAACTTCAAAGTAATGACTAAGCATAACACCAAAAGGATATGCGCCTCTGCCAGGCCCAATTATAACTTCAGGCTTGTAACTTTCATGCGCCATTTCTCGCACTATATGTCTACAGTCAGATACCATGTTATTGTATGAGTAAAATAATTTATCCATGCTTATAGTATATCTCCTTTAGACCTATTTGTCAAGTTATTTTTGTAGGCTTTTTTGATAAGCAATTTCATCTCTAACTATATCTTCTAAATCAAGAGTTGATTCCCAACCAAACTCTTCCCATGCCTTTTGAATATTGGCTGATGTTTTGTCTGGGTCTCCTTCTCTTCTTGGTCCAACTTTAGTATCTATTGTTAAATCTAATTGCTTTTCAACTTCTGCAATTACGTCTTTAATACTTCTACTACTACCACCACCTATGTTAAACACTCCACCACCACCACCATCGAATAGATAGTTAAGTGCAGATACATGAGCAGATGCAATATCGGCTACATGAGTGTAGTCTCTTTCACATGTGCCATCTTTAGTATCATAGTCCTCACCATTAATAGTAAACGGCTCACCTTTCAGTGCTTTGTCTACAACTATTGGAAGTAAATGACTCTTTGGATCTAATGTGTAACCTAAACCTTCATAACTACCTGCGGCATTAAAGTATCTCAAACTTGCAAATGATAGTTCATAAGCATTAGAAAAGTCTTTAAGGACTTCCTCTATCATTTGTTTACTTTTACCGTATGGTGTTAAAGGGTTGGTTGGGTCTGTTTCTGTATTTAAAACGAAATCACTATTGCCATACACAGAACTTGAACTACTAAAGACGAAATGTTTTACATTATTCCTAACACAATGCTTTAACAATGCAATTGAGTTTGCAACGTTGTTATAGTATGTGTCTGCAGGTGCTTCTATACTTAGTGGCACACTATGGTCAGCGGCCAAATGTATAACTGCATCTGGTTTTGTAAGTGCAATAACACCTTCTAGTTGATGATTGTCTATATCAAATGGATATTGATGCACACCTTCTTGTTGTCTTTTTGTTCTATCGATATTAATTACATTGTAGCCGGAGTCTACTAGAAACTTACATGTCACACTTCCAATAAATCCACTGCCTCCTGTAACTAAAATTGTTTTCTGCTCGTTGCTCATTATTGATTTCCTATTATATTATACAATGCATTACCATTAAAAAAGTGCTCACTTAAATGCGATGCCAATTTTTCATTTTGTAATTCATTGCTCTTGCCAAGTATTTGCCTTATTTTTGCCATAAGTTTATCTTTGTGTTCCAAGTAGGTTTCGAAGTTCTCCGTCCATTCACTTGGATACTTATATTCTTCGTCATACATTTCTGTGTAACTTAATCTATCAGGCACTAACGGAGAAGCATTTACTAATGCTCCTTCGTAGCAACTTATACCTAATGTCTCTTGAGTATTTGCACTAAACACAATTTTACTTCTGCTTAGTAGCATATGATACTCATCCTTTGTTAGTGTCTGTTCTTGACAAACAACAAACTCTACATCAGGCATACTGTCTGATAAATCTTTAAATATGTCGACTTGCTTTTCAGGTGCAAGTCTATGTGGGAACAATATCATATCATATTTGTTTGCTTCACTTCCATAATCATAAAGTAAGTTTTCCATGTATTCCATTGGCCAACCTACCCTATAAAGTTTATTAGTGTCTGCTTCTGGAAAGTTATCCATAAACATATCGATATGAAATTGTGTTGCAAAAAAGTTATGATCAAAACAATCATACATACTTCTTTCAGCATTTCTAACCCAAGGTTTATCACCTATAAGTCTGCCTAAGAAGTCTGCAGGGTCATATGATCCTGCATGCCACATTCCACCTATTTTTATATTGACGCCTAGTAATTCAGCCATATACTTTAATTGTATAACAGTAGGATTCCATGCATCAGTATATAAAAAGTAGTCACCATCGTTGATCTTGCCCTCAGCAAACAAACTAGCAATTTGCATCATTTGTCCGCTCTTCCAGTAGTTAGTGCCACTGAAATTGAGGAATGCTCCTGGAGTAGTATCATCCGGAGCATCATCAGGACCATGTATAACAGTTACATCTAACCCAGCAGATTCCATTTGCCTAGGCAAATGTTGTTTCCACTCAGCCGTGTATCTAGTTTCTACAGGCTCTATCTCTACGATATAGACTTTCATATTAAAATTATACTACTTTTTACTGTTTTTGTCAAGTCCTATATCACCATAGTCAACTACATGAGTAATTGGGTCATCTAGATTCTGTGCAAAGTCTGACATTTTTTCTGCTTCGTCTTTGCTAATCTTTTTAGGTTCACTTGATGTGTTTGATTTCTCTTCCATTACATTGAGTTCTTTCTGTCTTGGATTTCTTGTCTACGAACTTTAGTAAGTTTCGAAATCTCCATAAGAGCCTTTCTTGCTCTTGTGGCTGATGCTTTAACGCATTTGATTTCAAAGTTATCCTGTTCTGCAATATACTCTTCGAAGAGTGCTTTAAGTTTTAAATGTGTTTCCATTATATTTCTCCTTGGTTATTTTAAACTATCGAATACATCTGCTATTGCGTCTGTATCCTCAAAACTTGGACCATCCAATTCTTCTACTGGATACTCCATTTCGCAACCGTTTTCATTATCTTCGGCTACTGAAATCTTTATGTAACGACCTGGATACCTATCCGTGATCGTTTCTGCTAAGTCATCTGCGATCATCTCGCATGACTTATAATCAAGTTGGAGAATAGCATCTCTATACTGATTCTCCAACCATCTTTTAAATTGTATGAATTCAATGTCTCTATCATCATGAAACACCTCAATCCATACCTTAAAGTGAAAAATATGTCTATGAGGGTATCCTAGAAAACTGACGTCATACTCGTCGCCAGTTGCTAGATTAGGATCTTCTAATGCCGCAGGATACTTATGTATACCTTCTTTACTAAATGTTACCCAAATACTTCTCATACAATACTCCTTATACTATGTTACTTGCTTGAGGTCCTTTCGCACCTTCAGTAACATCAAAAGTTACTTCTTGATCTTCGTTAAGTGACTTGTATCCATCACCAGCAATACCGGTATGATGTGCAAACACATCTTTACTGCCGTCATCTGGTGTAATAAATCCAAAACCTTTAGTTGTATCAAACCATTTTACTTTTCCTGTTGCCATTCTATCTTTCTCTCTGTTGTGAAGTCTTACCTTCGTTATTAAATTCTAAAGGTATTTCCTTCAAAACTACATGTCCATATGGACAATGTTCTTTCATTTTCTATCTCACTGGCCTTCGCCTCACTTGCCCATAGCATGAACATCATAAATGCAAATGCAAAATATAGTGGACTAAAGTTTATGTGAAAGTTTTTATCAAAATTGTTCATTATTTTTCTCCTCAACGGTCAATTCTAATCCATTATAAACTAACCATTCAGTATCTTCATAACACCAACCTGCTTCTTCTAATGCCCAATGACCATCTTCTTCCATGATGTTCTCTGCTTCTTCCACAAGTTCAGCATCAGCAGGCCCTACAAATTCCCAATCGTTTGTGTGTCCTTGCCCAGACTCTACAAATTCCCAATCAGGATACATATTCATATCTACAGAGTCATCATCTAATGGTGGAAGTAACATTTTCATTTGTTCTTCATTACCAACAAAAAACCACTCGCCACCGGTATAGCCTTCAGTGTAAGAAAATACAGTTCCGTCTTTTTCGTAGATAACTCTTTCCACTAAACTTTTTTTGTTTTTAGGTTTTAAAATATATGTTTTTTCAGTCATTATTACCACTTAACTCCTATTGTAACACTTAATACATTATTGTCAACCGGGTCTTCAGTGTATGTATTACTAAACCCAATACTAACTGTTTCTGTTAAACTGTAATTGATTGATGTTTCATTACGCAAATATGTATCGGTGCCAGTTTCATTAAGCAGTTTATTAGTAATACTTAAACTGTCATTTAGTTTATAAAATATCCATAAACTGTTTCTAAATATTGCTTCGCTTACTGCATCGTTTGTAAGATATGCTACTGAACTTTCATGACTGATCTTCCAATTATCAGTTCTAAGTATCTTCCAACCAATACCAGCACCTCCAACTATCCTATCACCTGATGTTCTTAATTTATCTGCATCATAACTTACTACACTAAATGCATAATACTTCTCTGACAATTCTTTGTTTACTTTACCTATAGCACTGAACTTATCCATTTTAACAATTTCGTCTTGCTCTTTGTAAACATAATCAGTTTCTAATACTATTCCAACTAAATCTAAATCCCAACTGTTATCTATACTTGCTTTAAGTGTTGTTGAGTCACTGTTAATTTGTGTTAAGCCAAACTTAGCACTACCTGTTGCATGGGCCGGAGTAGCAATTAATAAGAATACAACTAATACAATAATAAACAATACTGCCTTTTTAATTCTACTCATTATAATCTTCTCCTTCTAACTGTATTGGTTTATTCAATACATCTTGTTCTATATGTTCTTGTGTAACATCACACCAACTGCATGGCTCACCATGTAATGTTGCTGTTGGGCCCATCTCTATACAGTTGTGATGCCACATTTTATGCATCTAAAAAATCCGTTATCTCTTCTGGGAGGTCAGCACCATTCTTTATCATAAAGATAGTAAACTTTTTAAATATGTTTTCTAATCCTTCATCATTATAGACATCTTCGTCTATAGTAATACTAGTCACAATCCCATCATCATCTGTTGCTTTTATTTCAATAATCATTAATCAATTATTTCATCCTTGGTGTATTTGGTCCAGTCGGTAAATCCTTTACGTGACTGTAGTTCATGTATTGATCGCACCCAAACACCTGGGTTGGTTGCATCAAATCCCTTATCGTCAAACTTTATACAAGCATTGTAGTTCAGAGCCTCTATGTAAGGTATCTTCACACTAATCATAGATATAAAATTGTTTTGTTCATTCCAGCCTTCTTCTAATACTTCTTCATGATACTTAATATCATAATCCAGTGTTACCCAAATGCCTTCACTTACTAAGCCACCTATAACAAAGTTCCATTCAGTCCACTCTGCTTCTGTTTCAGGATGGAATGATTGATTAGCACCTAAGTAAATATGAGGGCAGTTGTTGTTTAATGCTCTAGCAAGTATTTCTTTTAAGTTTTGCACTCCTATTACAAACAATGTTTTCTGTCCGTATGCTGGAGTATGCTCTACTTCTGTGCCTATAAAGTATCTTGTGTCTTCTGTGTGCCCGTCTCTATTATCCATTATATACCCACTCCAAAGATGTTTCAAGAACTGGCCAAGGATAAACTATAGCACCGTGATCAATTAATACTTTACACAATGCTCTATGCATTCCATGGTCTTCCATATCATCTTCCATTTGTAAATATACAGTTACTAACTCATTCAGAAAGTCTTCTGTATCATTAAATTTATTTTGTAATTTTTTAAAGTCTTTGCCTGCCATATACCAACACCAATCAGCCATGTTAGTTCCATACTTAGTTACACCCATATCGCCTTGATTTAGATCTACAAACACCACAGGATGGTTAGGAACATACAAATTATCTAATGAACGTATACCTATTATTGTATCAATACCTGTTGGGCTATTTATAAGACTTATGTAATCTTCAAAAGTTGTTTGTTTAGGAAAACGTTTTTCTGTTACAACATGTTCCATAACTCTGTTTATTTTTACATCAGGTCTTATCCTAACAACTAAGTCATAGTCTTCAGTCAACATGTCGAAGCATTGCCATTGGCTCCAAAATTGTGCAAACTTATATCGTAGTATTTCTTTCTTATTATCTGATAAACTTAAATGCACTATTTGTTCTTTAATTCCTAATTGGTCTCTTATCTTTGAAGTTAAAAATACATTTTCTATGCCTTTCCAATCAATGTAATCATCAAACTCTTTGTAAGGAGTAATAGTTACATTAACAGAATTAACCACATCATGTTTCTCTAAATCACTTTTAAACTTATTAATGTTAATTTTATTTTGCTCAATATCCCAACTATGCACAAACACATTTATATCAAAATTATCAGCACTAGGAAACAACTTAGTAAATTTATAATGGGTATCTAAATATCCCCAAGTATTTACTAATCCGCTGTAACATAATGCTATTTTGACAGTATTCATTCTTCGAAAAAGTCTCCTGTCATTGCTGGGTCCATCATAGTGTCGGCATAGTCTCTAACTTCATCTTCGTGCAACTCGCCTGTTTCAACTGGGTTAGTTGTTTCTTCAAAGAAGGCATTAAGAGCATTCTCTGGATCTTCGTTATCGACTTTGTATATACCAAAGTTTATTTGTTGTATAAGTTTATCGTAATCATCAATTAGTTTGTATGGGTCAGGACATGCTGGGTCTAATACCTCTTGGACAAAACTATCAAATGCTATTACATCTGCAGGCACATACGGAGATATATCGTTTGTTGCTTTACTTTTCTTATCATGTATAAAGTCTTTATGCGACCAATTAATTCTATGCTTCTCAATATCAGTTAGCCTATTTGCTTCTTGAACAGCACTTATATGATTGTATACACTATGACCCATGTATAAAATATAACTTAATGTATCCCAACTTGTAGAGTCTGCCTCTTTTGCTTTACCGTTTCTATTAAGGTCGCCTTCTGCCATACAGCATAAGTCACCAATAGTAAGTCTACTCATTATAGGACTATGTCCAAACGGAGCAGGCAAATCACTACCTTTAAACATCTGGTTATCAAATGCTCTATCCATAAAGTAACCAAATCTTTTGCCTTTGTTTTCAAAGATGTTGTATGCATAAGTTTGACCGTATGCAGTATTTACAAAGGGCGATGCCGCATCAAATGAAAGTGTGATATTAGGAGAATCGTGCTTTCTTAACATTCGTTGTATTGATGTTAAATGACATGCCCATTGTAATCTACCAGTTCCTAAAAAGTGTATCCAACCTTTGTTTTTAAGCAGGCCGTCTTCACGAAGTTTAAGAATTCTTTTTAATACACATCTCATATTACGCATATTGATACCTGCAAATGCGTAACCTTCTAATGCTCTATTCTCATCTCCGTATGCTTCTTTAACAAAAGCAGGATCACTAAAGTGCTTAACTGCTTCATACCATACATCTGAACTGTATTCATCTGAACCAGATAGCACATTAAGGAACTTACACTTCTCTGGATTTCTATTCCTTAAGAAGTAATCTAAATTTAATACTGAAATATCAACAGTATCTTGAAACGACTCTAGTCCTGTTTTATCACTGTAAGGTGGCGCCGCCGCAAAACCTGGAATGTCAAGAGTCATTGCCCAATCGGCTGTATGCTCTTCCCATTGTAATATTTTACGACAAAGTTCTAACCTTGCAGGGTCATTAGGATCTTTTGCGTTTGCCCAATCCATTTTAAGAACACCAGTAGCAATTTGGAATCCACCTGAGTCACCAAGTATCATTGTTTTGCCACGATCTCTATTTTGTATCATTGCTTCGTCTCTCTCACTCTTCTCTAAATCTAAGTGAGCATGACCTGCCGAATACAAACCATATGGATAATGGAAGTAACTATCATCTTTAAGAAAATCTAAACCAGCAAGACCCTTTTCAAATCCTTCTATAGTTCTCCACTCGTCCGGATTGTCTAAGCATTTTTGTAATTGCTTAGTATAAAAACTTGATATAGCAGGTAAGTATACTGCGTAATCACTTTGTGTCTTGCCTAAATTATGCATAAATTAACTCTTTGCTGGTAGTAAGTAAGTGTAGACTCCTAGTCCACTATCTACTTTAATTTGTAATAATCCTTGATCGTTAATACTTAGAACACAATTACCACTGTTTCCAAGTCTTAGAATTCTAAGAACAACATCAAGTGGCCATTTCCAATCTTTAGAAATAACTCCTTCAATGCTACCTGATACAAGAACTTTTGCCCTGTCACTAATACCATCACCTATATTAAAATATAGTTCTGTGCCATCAGTAGAGGGTGAGAACATTGCTTCATATGAACTAAGAATTGTGTTAAAGTAACCTAAGTCCTTTAAGTTCTTTGCTGTAGGAACAATGTTAATATCAAACTCAGCACCTTTGAACTTAATGCTTTTAAGTTGCTGGTTAATAACATCTGCTAACATAAATCTATAATTAGCATCAGTTCCTTCATCACTGTTAAATTCTACTTCAACTGGAACGTTAGATCCGTTTCTTTCTTGAAACTTTACTTGCACAGTTGCATCGTCACTATCAAAACTAGGATAACTTAAATATCCTTGTAGCACACCCATTCTGCTTAACCCAACTGTAGAGTCTACAAAGTCAGGAACTGGGTTTAGTGTTTCACCTTTAAAGATAACAGTCTTATCAGCATCAACAGTTTCTATTACTGTTTTTTCTAAGTCTCCTGTAATCTTTACCATTTCGAAGATACCTAAACCATGTGTATGTTTCAATACATCTTTTAAGATATCTTTAATTGCATTTTCGGCCATATATATTCTCCAATATTAAACTTAAATTATACATTACTATTTAGATTTGTCAAGTCCTTATTTCCATTTTTTTTCGATTAAAATTCAAAAAACTGTTGTAATGTTTCACTATCATGTATTCTCGATAAGTCAAATCCCATTGCTCCAATGACATTGGTTACCTTCTTATCCAATACTGCTTCTTCCATTGCTTCATCATCGAACGGTAACTCTTTGAACCACTTGGGTAAGTTGAGCTCGTCTGTTGGGTATGCAACACTTGTATAACCCATTGGGTTACTTTTCATTCTGCATACAACTACTTTTGCACCATCCGTTACAGGCATGCTATAGTTGTCGCTGTTCGCTTGTTTTAAATTATTCCAATTAATACTTGCTCTTACATGCCCAGGAACCATTGTGCTTTGTGTTTCTTTCTTTAAGGCATCTAATTTATGCAGTCTGTAACTATCAGGCACATTAGCCTGCTGTAAGACTCTAGCACTATACATTGTCATATTGTTTGCTCTTTTAGGCATACCTTTTTTCCAAGGTTCAAGCATTCTAAATTCTTTCTTGTATTCTCTAATTCTTTCTATAACAGTATCTTCTGGCACACCATTCAAGCAATCAATAAGTATTTCTTCTAAGAAGTCTTGTATAAACTCTGGAGTATCTGATCTCTTAAGATCAAGGCCCATTGCTTTTAGTTTACCACCTTCAGGTTGATAACCTTCTATATCTAAACACATAATCGCATAACGTTTCTTAGTAATAAACACACCTGCTCTACCAACTACTTCTCGTCCTGCTTTCATAACCTCACCGGAACTCTTAGGAATATTAAAGTTATCTTTTAAGAACTGTGGGAATGTGTTACTGACTTGCTCTGAAACATGATCATATAATTTAATTGCACCTTGCATATCAAGTTCTTGTCCTTCTTCTAAGGCCGGAACTACTGTAAAGTATACAGAGTCAGTATCACCATATACAATAGTATCACCTGTATGGTCATACTTGCCTGTAAATAGTTTATTTGTTTCAGCACCCATGTGTTTAGTAATTGCTCTACCTGTTAATGTAGTTGATTGTCCTATCCTATGATCAAAGAATCTACATCCTGGATTAAGTATCGCACCATACAAACTGTTTAAGTTAATCTTCTTAACTAACTGCCTCTTATCCCAATATGTTTGTTCTGCATCTGTAGTTGCTTTCTTCTTGTTGCTTTGCATTACTTGACGCTCTGAATACCAACGTTCTAATAGTCCAGGCACTATGCCTTGAAAGTCTGTTTTAAATATCGTGCCATTAGCACTTATGTTCCAAGGTTGCCCACTATTAAATATTAAGTTATAAACATCGGCACCAGTAACATCTACTACAGTTCCATCAGCCATATCTAATTTCATAGTATGGTTAACATCTTTAGCCATTACCATTTCGTATTCATTGCTACCAAACTTACCTAACCAAGCATCAGCAAATGATTTCTTTTCTAGTTTAATCTTATTACTAATTTCTTCATCAGTGTAATCTTGTCTTAGTTGTCCTACTACTGTTTCTGCTCCCATATTCAAAGCACGGAATATACTAGGATATAGACTGTTCAAGTCCATTGAGCCTACCCACTCGTGCATACCTTTCTTAGGAAATGCCACATAGGCACCTGCCGCTGTATGTCCCCATAGCGAATCTGAATCTCTTGTTTTAGTCCTATCAGGCACAACCATGTCACGTCTGTGTGCTTCATTAATGATTGCTTGTTCTGTTGTTGCCACAGCACCCATTGTTACTGGAAGTAATACTGTATTATCATGTGCAATAGTATTAGCAAGATCAATAAACTGTAACTTAACATCCATCTTTGCTAACAGCATAACATCTTGTATGTTGTATTCACAAAACTTTTCAAAGTCATAATTGTAAAGCCTATCTAAACTTCCTTCATAAGCAACTTTCTTCTCACCTAACTCCATCTCACCAATGTAGTCTAATCTATAACTATGGCGTTCTTCATAGTTGTATTTTCTGTATAACTCCAAATAGTCTAAGTGAACTCTGCCTATGAGATCATAACTAGTTCTCTCTGATCCCATTCTTTCATACACTCTCTTCTTTGGATACTTGTCCATTAAGCATAGTTTAGCAGTTTCTTTCTTGCCTAATACTCTAGTAATCCTATTATGTGTGTAAGGAATATCATATCCCTCTGAGTTCCAACCGCTTAGTATATCAGCATCATCAATTAGTCCTAAGAACAGTTCAAGCATCTCTCCTTCTGTGCGGCAAAGTTTTACCTCTGGCATGTGCTTAGTCATTTCTTCTGCTTGTTCCCACGTTATACGTTTAGGAGGAACTGCTAAACATACCATTGCTTCTAGCCAATCTAAGTAGACACCTATTGCAGTAATTGGTGTGAAAGGATCGTCTGGTGAACTGTATCCTCTCTCAGGATCAAAGTCTACCTCAATATCAAAAAAGCATGTATGTAGTTTTGGAGGTTCAGCACCATTGTAGTGCTTTGCTATTGTTTTGTTTATAGGCCTAATATCACTTTCACAAAGACCTTTGCCTTTGTTCATAGCAACATTTTTTCTAAAGTCTTTTAAACTTCTGCACCTAATTTCAGTTACAGGCTCGCTGTAAATGTTTCTATGTTTACCTTTGGGATCTGAATAAAAGAAATTATATTCAGGTTGTAGTTCTTGTATCGTTCGCTTTCCATCAATACGTTCTACTACAAAGATCTTATCTTTATTTTGATCATGGAATGCATCCACATAACTCATCTATATTCTCCAAGCAACACTTTCGGCTGTCGCAATACCAAAATTATATTATAACAAATCTTTTAGGATCTGTCAATCCATATATACATAATCGTTTACATCGAATGTATAATTAGTTCCAGGAACAACACCAGTCATTATCTGAAATTTTTCTCTCCTAACATCTCTAACTACCATTAAAGGAGATAGTGTATAACCTGCATATAATGTAAGCCTTTGAACGTTATCATTAGGAACTATCGGTTCGTGATAACTTCTGGCATCCATTAAAATAAGTCTATTAAACTTGTTAGAGACAACAAAATTATTATTTGTGTCTGGCCCATCTGAAATTATAAAGCCACAGTCATCAGGGTCATTAATGTAACTATCTGGTGTTAAAAACAGTAGTGCTACACAAGTCCTATGTTCATCTGACCATTGCTTTGCATCTAAATCAGCATGTAGCAATATATGGTCATCTTTTTGATAACAATTTATAAACGATCTATTAAAATGATCTGTTGTCATATCTTCATGCCAATCCTTTAAATAAGGACCTATCCAATCTTGCAATGCAAAAAAAGAATCCCTTTCTTCTCTATCTACAGCATGGACTCTAAATGACATTGGAATTCTGTCTTGTATTGTCTTATAAAACTTTATTTGTTTACGTTGACTTGTCCATAAATCAATTGCTTCTTGTGGCATAACATTATCGTAAACAGTAGTTTTGTGACCGCGACTATCAAAATGAGTAGCGATAGGTTCCATTACTGTTTATAATGTTTTGCCTACAGATTCCAAAATTGTTTCTAGTTCATCGAACTTATCATATTCTTCTTGGAACTTGGCCTTATGGGCAACTTTGATTGCTTTAGTTAAGATTGCTGGTTTTAATTCCATTTCTTCTGCTATTGCTTTGACTGTTTCTCTCAAACCAGTTTGCAATGCTTCTACTTCATAAAGGACTTGATCGCCTTCTTGAATTAGTTTTTTTAAACGGTTGATTTCTTCTTGATTAAATGTTCTATTAAATGCCATGTTTATGTCTCTGTGTTAAAGTTAATATTTATATCCAATGGTTGTATTTTAGCAGAAATATCGGCATTGTCAACCTCTATTTGAAATGTGGATTTGAAACCAGGGAATTGCATAAAAGATAGTTGTTCTAGTATATCTCTATTTTTAACTTTGTTACCTTGCTCATCGTATGCTACAAACTGGTCGCCTGTATAGTGAACAGTTACGATCATACTTCTATAGATGCTTCGAATGTAAACTGTAGTTCAGGAAACATATCTGAAAGTTCATTCGAAATATCATCACCTTCTTCTTCATCTATATCATTTTCTAAAAATATTTCGTGTATGAATAGTTCGCCTTCATCGTCTGCATCATTGTATATCATTACATCGACACTGACCTTGTCGCCGTCGCTACTTATACCAGTAATTAATTTGGTAGGTATAATACTCTGCACAATATCGAAGTATTCAATTACATCTGAATCTTCTAACTGTTCTCTCGTATTAAATCTTACAAAGTGTTTTATAAACATTATTAATCGTTATTTTTATTTTTACTTGTTCCTGCATACAAACCAAACCATGCCGCACCTGCTCCAACAATAATACTTATCAACCCTGATTGTTCTAAACTAGGACTCTCGAGTGACATGAACCATATTGTGGAATAGTATAGCAAGAAGATATATACACTCAAGAATGCTCTTGGGAATATTCTCCAGGCATCTACTGCCTGTGCTAAGTATATCCATTTTTGCCATGGGTTCTTACTGCTGTCTACTGTTTTTGTGTCGACTTCTAATTCTATCTGTATTGTCTTTTTCTCTATGTCTGCCATTATAACTCCCTCCGTTATACATATATTTATCACAAAAAACCCCTCACTAGGGAGGGGTATTTGTGTAGACATAACCGCGTGTTCAGGCACTCATGCTATGCTTCTCTACTCTTGAAGTAGCATTATCGCTCACTTACTGTTTTCAGTGGTGCTACCAACAGATTCGAATTTGATTCTATTAATCATTGTTTCTTTAAAGCCAGTCCATTTGCTAACAGTTTGGGCTTTTACAAAACCTACAAGTTTTACCTTCTTACCTGATTGAACTTTGATGTCCTTTGCATCATTTAAGAAGAACTTAATAATATGCTTACCATCAACACTAGCAGTAACTAGGTTACTCATAGTTTTAGGAATGTATCTAACATACTCTATAGTTGCGTTATCAAATGTATTTCGCTGGTTAAGTATACCTACAAATTCTGATGTTCTACCTAACTCTCTTTCCCTATCTTCCCAACTGTCCGATTCTACCTTGTTTAAAAATACTTTAGGTAAACTAGCCGCAATACCAATCTTGTCTTTGCCTGCTGAAGCAGAAGTAACAAACTTAAGAACGTTCCTTTCGAAATCAGTTAGATCCCTTTCCATTGCTTTGATACCTAAACCTTTTAGATAGTCAATGATTTCATCAGCCATCTCATAGTCTTGATCTTCTACTTTAAGATCATGCCCTTGAAAGAAATGCTTGTATAATAATGCACTATTAGATTCTTTCTTGCTGTCATCATACTTCTTAACAAAGCCATCGTTAATTCTGTGTGCGGCACTACTAGCCGCTAAAACTAATCTTACTGGAAATTCCATTATGCAGTCTCCTTCTGTTTAAATTCAGCCATTGCTTCTTTAATCATTTTACGATACTCGCCCATTAACTGCCAACCATTAAGGTCGCCTACAGTTTGAATATCAAAACCATAACCTGATTTTTCAGTTCTACCGTTACTATATGAAACTTGGGTAACTGGACCAAATACAATTTTATAATATTTCTGCTCGTAGTAGTCACCACGTTTATCACCACTAACCCAAAATGCATCATGCTTACCTTTAACAGGAGTCATTTTTGCACCAGTGCAATGTTTAATAAATTTTTGAAGTTGCTCAGTGCTTTGATAGTCTGAGGCTAATACAGTTGTGTTTCTTTCCTTTATCATTAAATTATTTACCTACCTAATTATTTAACTTATACAATAAGTATACTATCTTTTTATATATTGTCAACCACTTTAAAAGCGAAACCCCCTAAGAACTAGGGGGTCTCTAAAGTGTTCAATGTGGGAGGATATTGAACACTAGGGGGGAACCCATACTAATATTTAGTATGAGTCCAAACGTGGATCACTTAAAAGTGACCCTCGTCATACAAGTGCTTTCAGCCAACTCTTTCCAAGTCTTGGGACTCATTTGAGCCAAGTCAGCAATCTTAAGCACCATTCTAAGACTTATTTCTCTAAGCCTTGCACTCTTTAATATCATAAAGTCTATGATATCCTTGTTTAGTTCATCTGAGAACTTGTATGAAGTAAGCATACCATCTCTAACTATTTGATTAATTCTTAAGAACTTATCAGCAGTAGTATCTAAACCTAAGTCAATGTAATGACATCTAGACATAAGTGCCGCTAAGTGATCTTGTATCTTCTTAGAACGAACGTTTTCAAAGTTCACGTTAGTAATAAAGATAACACCACCTTTGAACTCAAACCTATCAGGTATACCTTCTCTACGAAGTGCATTGGACTCTGCTTTCCAAGAAATGTATCTTTTCTTACCAGAGTCTAAAACTGCTTTTAGCATATTCAAACATACTTCATCAAACAAGATACTATCACAGTCATCAAAAACTAGGATATCACCTTTGTTAGAATTGTTAAACAATGTTTGATACAAACCAATTGGAGTCATGCTACCTTTAACTATTTCAGTTCTGGGTGGCTTGCCTGATAGTTTTGCCATTGCATCATACTCATCAAGTATAGTTTCAACACCAAAACTTTTACCAACACCCGGAGGGCCTGACACAATCAAACCACGGACTACACCGTTAGCAACTGCATCAGTCATTTGATCTAAGATATCAAAACGACCTTTGATTCTGTCCATAGCCTCTAGAGTAGTTTCTGCTACTACTTCTTCTTTCTCAACTGGCATAAATGTTTCGTAGTCTTCTTTAGTTGAAGGAACAACATCTAAAGGAGACTTAACTAGCACCCTAATTTTACTTGCGTCTTCACCCATAAGCGAACTACCATCGACAGTAATAAAAGGACCTTTCTTACCAAAGGTGAGTGGCTTTACTACTGGAAATATCGCGTTTTCGATTGGGGCGTTGCGATAAGAACCCTTTTTAATTTTAACAAAGTTTTTCATGTAATTGCCTCCCAGCACTTTATTTTTAAACTATACATATAGTATAACGTCTTTTTAGGTATTGTCAACCGGTTTTAACTAATAAATTGTAAATTTCTTCCCAATTTACCACAACATTTGCTTGGCCTGTATAGGACATATTGTGCCCATGCTCCATTAAAATACCATTAAGACCAAATTCAATGCCAACATCAACATTCTGTGGTTTATCCTCAATCCAGTATGCTCCAGGATAATCTCTAGCATATACATCTAGTATCTCATCCTTGTCTGCACCTGTGTCTAAGCAGATTACTTCTAAGAAACAGTTATCTCCAAACAACTTTTTAAGGTTCTTTTCTCTTAATTTTTGAGAATAAGGATTAAGACTTAGACTTGTAATTGCTATAAATTGATACTGGTGTTGCTCATGCAACTTCTTAATGAAGTATTGTGCATCACGAAGTGGAGGAAGGAATCCTATTGCCGCACTTTCGTTAAATGTTTTAATTACAATATCACCTGATGCATCAGTTGGCAAATCATATTTTTGCCTAACTGAATAAAACTTGTTATGTCCTTCAACTGGTTGGTGTCCTTGGAACTCCATATATTCACCAAAAGCATATTCCCAATTAAGAACTACACCATCTATGTCTGTTAAAATTATCTTTGATTTATCTGTCATGTTAATACCTTTTAGCCTATAATTTATTATACCTTCTTATAGACACAATGTCAACCTAAAAGAATAAATACTTGTATGGCAAAAGCATATAACCTATTCCCTGATGTATGCATTGAGGGAGAGATACCTATAGAGCGATCTGTAGGAACAAAGATTAGAAAAGGTATTCTAGAAGCAAAAGACTCTGGTAATTGTCTAGACACTAACTTTGGTTGGATGACTAATAAAGACATGCCACAGGTAGATGTAGTAAAGAATCTACAAATGCTTATAGGCAATCTCTTTGTTGATGAGATACGCAAAGCAATACCTAATACAAATAAGGCACAGATACAACTAACTGAGCCAAGTCTATTTAGTATTAATCCTGGACATACATATCCTGTTCATGTAGATAGAACAAAATGGTATACATGCATCATGTGGTTGCAAACAACCAATAAGGGTTCTATGGTATATCAAGAAAACTTTGGACTACGACTCCACTCTTCGCCCATAAAAATACAAGCAGGAACTAACTATATTAAACCAAAGATTTGGAAGTATTGTTGTTTTCCTTCTCACATCCCATGGGGTATGACCCCGAACAATAGTGCTGTAGAAACAATATGCTTACATATGAATTGTATGGCTATACCAAAAGATTAATATGACCTATGTAGTAATGAGTGCCTGTGTAGGGTGCAAGGATACTAAATGCGTTGCAGTTTGCCCAGTAGACTGTTTTTATGAAGGACCTGAGATGTTAGCAATACATCCGGATGAATGTATTGATTGTGGTCTATGTGAGCCTGAATGTCCTGTAGAAGCAATACTACACGAAGACGAAGTTCCGAATGAAGAGATGCCATTTATAGATATCAATGCTAAAGCATGTGAAATATGGCCTAACATAGATGAAACCAAAGAGCCAATGGCACACAAATCCCCTTATACTACTGCTGAAGCAATCAAGGTAGTGCAAATAGATTAAATGATCAAAAAAAAGCACTCCGAAGAGTGCTTTTTAGTTTGGTTAAGTTCGGTATCTAATTAAGTATTATACCCAATTATAGTGAACTGATGCTGTAATTACTCCAGAAGTTGGAATACTTGCTGTAGAACCATTCGATTGTTTAAATTGAACGGTTACTGCCGCATTCTTAGTTAATGAATCATCACCATCTAATTCGATAATGTATGAACCGGCTGTTGCCGCATCTGCGTCTGCTGATGCTACAATAGTATTTCCTGCTCCTCCATTTTCTTTAATTAGAATATGGTTAAATGAACCACCACTAAATCCAGTGCCTACTTTAAGAACAACTTTATTAGCATAATAGGTTCTACCTGATACATTTGGAACTGTTCCAATATCAAACGAACTATCACTAGAGTTAGCAGTAAATGAGTTTCTTAATAAGAGACCATCACCACCGTTATTTTCTACATAGTCAATAACTGCCGCTGAAGTTGGAATAGTAGTATCGTTATCGTTACTGCTAATGCCGTCTGCTTCATCGACAAACTTAGTAATAGCAATACTTTCACCTGAATCAGTCAACGTGCCAAAACTAACTACACCACTAATAGTAGCACTGGAACCAGTGATACCTGCCGCTTCAAAGTCAGCCGCTGTAAGAGTTAAGTCTCCAGCAGTTGATCCATCAGCAGTTGTTGTAGCCGCTACAAACCTATCAACATTTTGATCCCAACCAAAGAATCCGTTGTCTCCATCAGAGCCTCTTTCGTATATGTGACCAATGTCGTTAGGGTTAGCACCAGATAGTCCTGATTGTAAAACAATCAATGTATCTGTAATAGTAGTGTTTGTGGAATTAACACTTGTTTGTGTTCCACTTACAGTTAAGTTACCACCAACTGTTACATCTCCTGATGTATTAATTGAAGTAACACCGCTTAAAGCACCACTTGATAATGTTGCTGTTCCATCTGTTAATGTTGTTGAAGTAACACTAGTTAAACCAGTTAAGGTTGTGTCTAGGTTTATATCAATTTGATTACCAGAACCGGAAGTATTAATGTTCGTTCCACCAGCAATGTCAAGCACCTCACTATCTAAATCAATAGATAGAGCACCACCTGTATCACCTTGGAAGTCCAAATCAGCACCGCCGACTGCGTTGTCAACGTATGCCTTAACAGATTGTTGTGTTGGAACTAGTGAAGCACTATTACTGTTCATGTCGTCTTCGTCGACGAATGCAGTAATAGTTATTGAGCCATCACTTAATGAACCATATTGGATAGTTCCTGAAGCAGTAATATTGTTAGCACCAGTCATAGATCCTGAACTAATTTCCATAGTTCCGTCTTTGAATGTGCCTGCTGTTACGTTACCACTTGCAGTTACAGTAGTTGCACCACTTAAAGCACCACTACTTAAAGTAGCAGTTCCATCTGTAATACTTCCACCAGTTACTGCACCAGCAGTAGTCAATGCACCAGTTAAACCAGTTAAGGCTCCACCTGTCATTGTTGCTGTTCCGTCAGTTAAACTTCCACCTGTTACTGCGCCACTGGCTGTAACTGTAGTTGCTCCACTTAAAGCACCACTGTTTAGTGTTGCTGTTCCATCTGTTAATGTTGTAGACGTCACACTTGTTAAACCAGTAAGTGTAGAATTCAAATTAAACGTAACATCATCCGCTGTGTTGGTTGATGTAATGTTTGTTCCACCTAATAGTTTAAGTTTGTCTGTCGCCAAAGCAACTACGTTATCAGCCGCGTCATCACTTTGAATAGTAAGACTGGTTGAGATACTTGCAGTATCTATCTGTGTTACTAAACCTTTTGCGTTGACTTTAACAACTGGGACTAATGTAGAACTACCAAAACTACCTGGTGTAGTTGCCGCGTTTCCACTTCCCATTACTGTTGCTAATGTTGTGCTAATAGTTGCTGTATCGCCTGCATCTTGGAAAGTTGCAGAACCTGTTGCGTCACCTGAAATTGCTACAGTTACAGCACTTGAAAGACCGTCCGCATCAGTGGCCGTATCAGCATTACCTGTTACGTTACCTGTTACGTTACCAACCAAGTTACCTCTAAAGGAACCTGATGTGCTAAGATCTTCTCCGCCTACTGTCCATTCAGTTTCTGAAACATCATAAATGAATTGCTTAATAGAACCATTTACGTTTGCTTCTAGACCGGCGTCTTGGGCGTCGCCGTCACTGTTGACTCTAAATATATTGTCAACTGTTTGTGTTACGTTCGAATTTACAATCGTTTGTGAACCAGAAATTGTTAAGTTTCCTGAAACTGTAAGATCGCCGCTAATAGTTGGACTATCTACTAAACCAATAGTAATAGTATCACCTGATACTGAAGTATCAATTTCATTACTTGCACCAGCAATAGTCATTGTGTCACCACCATCTATTGATGTTGATCCACTACCACCTGCTAATGTAAATGAAGTTGAAATACTTGCTGTATCTACTTGTGTTATTCTACCATGGTTGTCAACAGTAACAACTGGAATTGCAGTTGAACTACCGAATGACCCTGGAGTCAATGCGGTATTACTACTGTCCATTGTTGTTGGTAAAGTTACAGCAATAGTTGCCGTATCACCAGCACCTGTAAAGGTTGCTGAACCTGTTGCATCACCTGATAGTGCTACAGTTACAGCACTTGTAAAGTTTGTTGCCAAACTTGCTGTTCCTGTTAAGTCACCTGTGATTCCACCGTTAGCATTTACTGTAGTAAAACTACCTGCTCCTCTAGTGGTTCCTCCTATCGTTACTCCGTCTAACGTTCCACCCGTTAAAGCAACGTTGTTGCTTGCCTGAGTTGAAATATTGCCTAGTCCTAAATTAGTTCTAGCACCGGCCGCCGTTGAACTACCTGTTCCGCCGTTGGCTACTGGAAGTTCTCCAGATACCTGCGAACCAAGTGCTACGGAGCCTGCAGTAACAGACCCACTGCTAATTGTAAGAATACCTGTTGAACTAGAAAAATCTCCTCCTAGTCCACCATATGTGCTTCCAATTACAGATCCCTGCCATGCACCGCTCTCTACTGTGCCAAAACGAATGTTTTCTAACGTTGAACCATTGGACTGTGTCAAATCAAATCGTGAATTACCGCTATCGTATTTTAAACGACCACCGCTTTTCCCCATTTGAACATCTGACGCAATACCTTTGATACCAAAGTTTTTAATGTCAGCCATTTGTTTCTCCTAATACATGTATATTATTTGCGTTATCGATAACATCTGAGTTATATACTCTGACGTTAATAGTATTTATCTAAAAAGATGATATGTGGAGGTGTAGGATGCTTTTAAATATAGGTAACTTTGACGGTTACATTACCCGCAGATGACTGGTAATGATTGCATCTAGCACGGATTATAAGTTCTTGAGGTGAATTAGCAGGATATACATACTCCGGGTTACACAAGAAGTCACCTTCTTCTGTTAAATCATTGCTTGGACTATCACAAAAATGGTCTGGGTCTGCTATTGTTCCAACTTCTATATTTGGTGTTATGTTGCCAGAATAACCTGAAAATGCAGTATGAACATCAACACTAACACTTTGTATTTTTCTACCTTGTGATATATTTCCTAAGTTGTTAGTTGTGCTGTTTCCAAATCCTCCTGCAGGCATTGTGAATGTAGTTGTTAAAGTTTTAGCATCTACTGTAGCACTATCTTGGTTACTAATTTCAATCCAACTGCTTCCATCATACAAATATAATCCCCACTCACCATTTCCTGCATTGGTAACGTATGCTTGGTCACCTGCTTGAGCAGACAGTGAATCTCTTCCACTTATGTCAGCAACGAGTGTTGTTCCACCTGTTCTAATACCTTGCTCAATGTTCATTGCAAGTGGATACATTCCTGTATGCCCACTAGCAATACCTACATTATTTCTAAAGTATTCTGTTGATTCAAATATATCTATAGGTCCGCCGTCTGACCTTGTAAGTTTAAGACGTGTTGTTCCTGTTGCACTTGTTGATGCTGGCAAACCTGATATATTACCTGCACCTACAAAAGGATTATTGTTGTTATCATTAGTTACATTAACTATAGTAACTGCATTACCGTTTACTTCTGTTAATGTTAAAACTGTTGGTGTCGCACTTACAGTTAAGTTAGCAATACCGGCCGCAGTAATATCTGTAGCCATATCCTCTGGTGTAGATACACCTGAATACTGTGAACCTGATGTAGTAAATGAAACTGTTGTGTTACCTGAGCCTGTATCAAATGCCGCACTAAAGTTTACATATCCACCTACTAATCCATATATTGTATTAGCACCATCTGATACTATTACAGTTGGCGTAGGAGTTGTTGATGCTACAACACTTGTATTACTTGTCTTTGCATTAATTTGAGAAACCATTAAACTTGCAGTTACATTAGAACCGCTATTTGTTAATTGAATTGACTCTCCATTTAGTTTAATAGTATGGCTATCTGGCACAGTTGGGCCATCTACTGTGCCTGTTAAAACTGTAGGTATAGCATCTTGTATTTTTAAGAATGCAATTTTACCTGTATCAGTTGTAGTAAACTCTCCTGTGCTACTTACATACACATAGTCACCTTGACTACCTGGTATGCTAGGTTCGAAATCTATAATTTGGTTGTTAGGCATAATCATAAACTGATTAGGCCCTGGACCTGCTTCAGTTACAACACCTAACATTTTTCCCATAGTGGCTGTATTTGCTTTAGTAAACCCTGCACTTGATACTGCAACTATATCTCCTTTGCTTAGACCGTGTGCTGTTGCTTCTAAGACATAGTTTTGTTGTGGGTTTAAGTATTCAAATCTACTTGCTATTGTGGGATAAAAACTTGAACTAACTGTTGTAGGCAAAGGATCCAACATTGGGATACCTTTTTCATTTAATGAAAATATAACTCCTGAACCAGTTGTTGGTGCACCATTACCTGTTGATGCTTTGAATGTATTATATCTTAACCAGTCCTCAACAACACATGTAACACTTGTAGTTGTTTTAGAAGTAACTGATACTACTTTCCAACATGAACCACTTGTTGCACCTGCTAACCAATCACCAACTACTACATCTAAGCCGTTGTATGTAAAATCATCTCTGGTTAAATGTGAACCATGTGACTGAGCAGTAACACTAAATGTAACTGTCCATTGATAATATTTCTTTGTGCCCGAGCCTGAATACCACGGATCGTCTGAACCATTTGCATGTTCCCAATATGCGTATCCGCTAACTGATGAAATTGAAGTTCCTAATACTTTATTTGGAACATTTAATTCAACTTGAGTAGACTTGTAATTGCTTAAAGCCATTTATTGATCCTATTAATCGTAAATAACAAACTGTATCCATGCATGAGTAACTGAACCGAATGATCTACTTGCTCCAGTTTCAGTTTCTCGTAACCTTAATTTAAGTGCAATAGTTGACCCACCATCAAAAAGTGTAGGTGAACCACTTGAACCGCCGCCTGCTATTTCTCTAAGGGCCATTGTGGTTTCTGCTGGCACCATAGAATATTTATTATTTGTATAATCATAACCATACATCATTACTGATGCTGGTGGCATAGTGATTGAACTATCAAAGTTTACAGTAACATCACCACCACTAGCACTATCAATGCTTACACTATTAACTAAACTAGTTAAGTTTGATGTTGAGTCTAATTGTCCGTTGGAGTTATAATTTAATTTAAATCTTTGTATTGTGGCACCACCACCTCCGCCTCCGGAGTTTAAGTCTGCCGCTGGTGCCCATGCACTACCATTCCATTTAAGGACTTGGCCACTGCTTGGACTTGATGCTGAAACATCTGTTAAGCCATCTAGTGTAGTTGCACCGCCGCCACTACCTGATAGTAAACTTGTTAAATCAACATTACCACTTTGCCCTGTTAAACTAATAACATTACCACTTATGGTTAAATCTTGAGCATCAGTATTGTATGTAGCAAGTAGTGATGTTAAGTCAACATTACCTGATTGTCCTGTTAAACTAATTACGTTGCCACTTAAACTTAAATTTTGTGCATCAGTATCTGTATCAGTTGTTTTTTCTGTCCAAGAATAATCACTTCCGTTCCAAGTTAATACTTGTCCTGAACTTGCACCACTAGTATTTAAGTGTGTATCAACATCTGAGTTTGTATAGATGTTTGCAACTAGTAACGAGGTTAAATCAACATTACCACTTTGTCCTGTTAAACTAATTACGTTGCCACTTAAACTTAAATCTTGTGCATCAGTATCTGTTTTGCTATATGGTGCTAACATAGTAGTTAAATCTACTGTGTCGTTATTACCACTAATTGTAATTACATTACCTGATATGCTTAATGTTTGGTCTACGGCTCCATCGGCTCCTGCAGGTCCAGTTGGTCCTACTGGTCCTCTAATATTACCTGCATCAATAGTAGAAGTATTTGAAAGTGTTATAACTAAGTTACTTCCTACTATTGCCGTATTAGTAATGCTAACACCATCTGTTCCGTTTGTTCCGTTTGTTCCGTTTGTTCCGTTTGTTCCTGCGGCTCCTTGTGGTCCTACTGGTCCTCTTACATTACCTGCGTTTATTGTTGAAGCATTACTTAGAGTAATTATAAGATCGTTTGTGCTTAAACTTGCGTTAGTTACACTAACTCCGTCTGCACCTACATTACCCTGTGGTCCTACAGCACCTACTCCAGTTAAATCTAATGTAGTGCCATCATATGTTAGGTCACTACCACTTAATGATATAGTAGGTCTGCTTGTTAAATCTGTATAAACTCCACTGGTTGCTACTGTGGCCAGTGAACTTGTATTAGCCTTAGTGGCTATTGAATTTGTTATTGTGGTTGCAAAGTTTGGATCGTCACCTAGTGCCGCCGCTAATTCGTTTAAGGTATCTAATGTTGCTGGAGCACTATCTGTAATTGCCGCTACAATAGTAGCCTGCGTTGCATAACCTTGTGCTGACAAATAACTTGCAACATTACTGTCACCGTAACTACTTGTTACTGATGCTAATGCTGATGTTAAATCTACGTTACCAGATTGTCCTGTTAGACTTATTACGTTTCCACTTATTGATAAGTCTTGTGCATCAGTGTCTGTTTGAGCCACCCAAGCATAATCACTTCCATTCCAACTTAATACTTGACTAGCACTTGCACCACTTACGTTTAAGTGTGTATCAACTGATGTATTATCATATGACCCTGATTGTGCTACCCAACTTAACTGTCCTGCACCATCTGTTTGTAAAACATAGTTTGCTGTGCCATCTGCTGTTGGCCAACTTAAACCATCTAATATAATCTTACCTGTTCCATTTGGTGTAATAGATATGTTACCATTAGAAACACTTACAATGCTTTGTCCATTAACATCTAATGAACCACCTAACTGCGGAGTAGTATCGTTAACTACGTTGTTTAATGTTGATAGGTCTACAGTATTACCACCACTAATTGTTAATTGGCTTGAACCTGCGTTCCATGATAGGTTCTGATCAGAACCTCCACCGCCTCCTCCTGAGACTGCTATGTTACTTACACTTGTTATCTGCCCTCTTGAATTAACTGTAATAGCAGGATAAACACTTGCGTTACCATATGTTCCAGCAGTTATTCCTGTGTTCTCTATATTAAGAGTAACACTACCAGTAGTTCCGCCACCATTAAGACCTGCACCAGCAATTACTTCTGTAATATCACCTTGTGGTATAGCCTGTTCACTTATGCCTGTGATGATACCTTTTTCATTAACTACAATTCTAGCACTATTAGTGCTACTACCGTATGTTCCTGCTGTTACACCACTGTTAGCCAATGTTGTTACAGGTGTGCCTGCTTCAAACTTGCTTGTTGAAGAGTTATAAACTAATACTTGTCCATTAGTAACGCCGGTAGTATCTATATCACTTAAAGCATTAATGCCTGAAGCACCTACTATTGCTGATGAATTACCAGTAATAGTAAGTGTATCAGTTCCAGCATCAGTTGTTAGACTAATGCCTCCTGCGCCTACCAATGTTAAAGTATCTTCTGCCGCGTCTGCACTAATGTTAGTTTGACCTGATACAGCAATATGTTTGAATGCTGTATTTACATTTCCTGCTCCGCCACCACCGCCGCTTACTGTTATTAAGTCAACGTTTTGAATTCGTCCGTATGTATCAACTGTTATTTGAGGAACAGTTGTAGCATTACCGTATGTTGCGGCTGTTACGCCTGTAGCAACTAAATTAAGAGTTGCATTACTGTTGTTACCTGTGCCACCAGTTACACTAATTTGTCCTGATGTTCCAACTACATTGCCTACAAAACTATTTGTTATTGTAGTAGCCTGTGAGGCTGTGATTAAAGTTGGAGTAACTGATGTTACTTGTCCTTTAGAATTAACTGTTATTGCTGGAACATGTGTAGCATTACCGTATGTGCCTGAAACGTTTGCAATGTCTGATATAAAAACACCACTGGTGTTTGCAACTAAGCCACCGCCTGCTCCTGCTGTTACGTTTAATGTTAATGCTGATTTGTTAAGACCATTACCTGCTGAGTAAATATCTAGTGTGCTTGGACGCCATTTACCATCTGCTGTGTAAACTAATGATTGCCCAACACTAGGAGCATAGGCATTAGATGCCTCTACATCTTCTAAATAATCTAATTTAATATCCCAGAATTGAACTGCGTTACCGTCGCTGTTTACTCGTAGAAATTTATTTGCAGAAAGCGAATAACTGCTAGGGGTATCGTTTAATTCAATTATTGTATTTGCCATATGGTTTTCCAGTCATAATTATCGTGTAGTTACTACACTATTTATCAAATTATGCTGAAAGAAGTATTCTAGTTACTTGACCGTATGAAGTATCATAGGTTTCGCCGTCACCTATGTGAGCTCTGTCTACTTTGCACCTAATCCATGCAAAGTTTCCATAGAAACTGTATGCTTCTGATTTTACGCCTGGTTTGTCTGCGTTAAACTGCACATATCCGTCGCCATTCCAAGGAGTTGAACCGGCGTATAAACCTTCTGAGGGTGAAACAACTATGTCTATCCAGTCTGTTTCTGCAGGTTCTAGCACTAGAGTGCCTTGTATTCTAAATCGTCCAACATAATTTGCGTATGTAACCTGCAAAGTATGGAAGCCATCAGTATATCCGTAATAGTTATCACCTCTGACTTTTTCACTTGTTTTGTTCATAGAAGTGCCTGATGCACTCATTAATTGAACTGATTTTCTATTTACTGGCATATTGATTCCCTAGTTATATAACTATTTATCAATCTTTAGACTTGCTCTAGCCTTTCCATTAAACGTTCAGCACGGTTAGTAACTTGTTTGTGCCATCTTGAATCTCTACCTTCTACTGCGGCAGTTTTCCAATCTTCTTTAATGATTGCGGCATGCATCTTTTTAAACTTGCTTAGTCTTGTTCTGCCCATATTGAACATCATATTAACCAAGATCTGCTGGACTTCGTCTGGTAAGTCTCCAAATACCCCTTCTTCGTATAGTAACTCACACTCACTGATTGCTGTGTCAAGGTCTTTTTCAAAGCACTCTTTGACTCTGTCTTCATCAACCGGCGTTCCAACTGCTTGTCCGTGTTCCGGGTCTGTCTCAAGGACGAGATGCCCGACACCAAATGTTGGATACCCAAGGTGGTCGAGGTAGATTTCATTTACTACTCCTTCGTCTATTTTAAGTTGCTCAAAAACTGCTTCTCTGTCCAGTTTTGTATCTTTAAAAAACATTATTTCTCCTGTATAATCTTTTAACTATTGTTATTTATATAACATCGCTTGGAGGAACTACTTTTACATTTGTATCTACAACGTCACTAAACTGTAATAAAAAGTATCCTCCTATCTCTTGCCAAACTTTATCTTTAAGATACAGAAAATTACTAGAATATGTATGATATTTTTTATACCACATGTATTCTTCACCTTCTGTTAAATTATCTTTTAGAAAGTTGCTCATCTCTTTTATAACTTCTTGGTGGTCTTGTTGTTTATTTGTGCCTGATAGCCAAGAAGGAGAGTAACTTCTAAATGATAGTTTTCTATCAAACTTTCCAAAATATAATGCTGGCCTAACTTCTGTTTTTGTGTCTGCACCAATTATAGCATCTCTATGTGCTTCTGATAAAGGACCTGTAAAACTTACAAACAAATCTTTGATTCCATTATCAGCAATAAAACTAGAAGTATTTAATATTTTTAAATCACTTATGTATTCTAAATACAAATAATTGTTTCTTGATGTAGATTGAAATCTATATCTGCCTACAGTATTTGTTCTAAGAAAAATTTCTAAGTCAGCCATTAGTTTAATATCGTATGCAATCCTATTACCTTTGATTGCAACTCTGTATGGATACTCATCGTAAAAGATTGTTAGACTAGGTAGCAAAGTCATTCCTGGGAAGTCGCCTTGTTCTAATATTTTTGAATTCTTAAACTTATCTACTAACCATCCCATTTTATACAATCCTATACTCTTCTTCTATATAATCTATTATTAAATCAGTATTAGTTAAATCTTCAAATAGAATCTTTTTACTGAGTGGCTTTTTAATTTTGTCTTCAAATACTCTCTTCAACGGTCTTGCACCCATAGTAGGTTCATAACCATCATCTGCTAATTGTTGTCTAGCAACATCACTTAGTTTAATAACAACATTTGATTCGTTCTCATTAAGTAATACATTTGTTTCAGCAACAAGCCTGTCTACAATTTTAAGCATCAGTGCAGGATCTAGTTTATTAAATTTAACAACTGCATCCAGTCTGTTTCTAAACTCTGGAGTAAAGAATTTTTCTATTGCTTTTTCAACTGCTTTAGTTTTAGTTTGATCACCAAACCCAATCTTTAATGTTTCTGCATCTGTGGCACCTAAGTTACTTGTCATTAATAATATAACATTACTAAAGTCTACAACTTTACCAGTAGCACCTGTAAGTTTACCATCGTCCATTACTTGTAGCAATACTTGTAATACTTCTGGTGCGGCTTTCTCTACTTCGTCCAGTAGCACAACACAATTAGGACTCTCTTCTACTTCTGCAAGTAATTGTCCTTGACCCATTTTACCTTCAGCATGTCCTACATATCCTGGAGGAGCACCAATCAGTTTACTCACACTATGACGTTCTTGATACTCTGACATATCAAACTTAACAAGTTTGCTTTCCATTTGTTTTGCTAATGCTCTAGCAGTTTCAGTTTTACCTGTTCCTGTTGGTCCAACAAACAAGAATGACCCAATTGGTTTATTCTTTTCTCTTAGTCCTGCTTTAGCAACTAGTATTGCTTCTACTATTGTATCTACTGCGTTGTCTTGTCCGTAAACAATTTCTTTTATTCTACTATCTAAATTAACATAGCCGTCTTTCTTTTCTACATCAACTAAGTCTGCTGTTACTTTAGATATTTTACTAACTACACTTACAATGTCACTGAGTTCTACTTCTTGTCTACCTGCTAGTTTTACTTTAGCACCTGCGGCATCCATAACATCTAATGCTTTGTCAGGGAAGTATTTGTTTTTAATATATCTGTCTGTTAAGTCTACAATTTTATCCACTATGCCATTTGGATATTTAATTACATGGAATTTTTCGTAGTAGGTTTGCAGTCCGTTAAGTATCTCTTTTGTATCTTCAACTGAAGTTTGTTCTATATCTAATCTAGCAAAACGTCTTAGCAATGCTCTATCTTTTTCAAACGTATTAGCAAATTCATCTGGTGTCGTTGCACCTATTGTTAATAGTTTACCTCTACCTAATACAGGCTTAATCATATTAGCAATGTCTACACTACTACCACCGGCACTACCTGCTCCCATGATCATATGTATTTCATCTATAAACAAAATAGCATTTGGGTTGTCTGATAAGTTATCTAATACAGCCTTAAGTCGTTCTTCAAAGTCTCCTCTGTATCGTGTGCCTGCTAGTAAGTCTCCTACTGCTAAACTGTAAACAACTTTGTTTCTTAACATAGAAGGAACTTGATCATCAACAATACGTTTCGCAAGTCCTTCTGCAATAGCAGTTTTACCTGTTCCTGGCTCTCCTACAATACACACATTATTCTTTTTACGTCTAGCAAGTATATGAACTAAATCATTTACTTCTTCGTTTCTACCTATTAGAGGATCAATGTTTTTCTTAATGGCTTCTTCGTTTAAGTTCTTTGTGTATTCTTCTATAAGTTCTGCATTCTTGGCATTCTTAAATTTAGAATCAATATAATTAACTATAACAAATTTAGTTAATCCATTTAGTTCCATATAGTATTTTGATATACATTCATCCTCAGATAAAATACTAACTAATAAATCTACAGGATCTATCTTCTCACGGCCTCCAAATATAACTTGGGCCAGTCCACGTTGGAATACTCTTTCAATTGCTGTAGTTTTTTTAGGAGCACCTTTGTATCCATTAGTTGTGGCTAGACCATTAAAATCTACATCATTTAAATATGTATCTAAGTCCTCTTTAATTTTGTTAGTTTCAATTTGTAAACTATCTAATAAATCCACAATCTTTTTATGTTCTAATAAACTAAGGGTAACATGCTCTAATGTGCAATACTCATGATTCATTACCTTTGCACGTTCAACACTACTTTCTATAATCTTATCGATATTACTACTGTCCATTTATTATTTGTAACTCCTACGGTTGTCCTTTTCTCTGTTATTAATTTTATTTAAAAGTTCTATGTCATTATTATCTGTGATTGTGGGCACATGGATAGCAACTATTATAATTAGATTGCCTGCTATACCATTGCCTGGATTAGTCATACCTAATCCTGCCATTCTGATCTTAGCATCAGGTTGTGTTCCTGCTGGTATAGTAACATCATATTGTTTGCCATCTAAATGTATAATTCGTATAGAACTACCTCGCATGGCCTCTATAGCATTTACTTCTGCTCTAATGAATAAGTCATCTCCTTCTCTACCCCATTCACGTGGACTTTGAATATGTAGTCTAACAATTAAGTCGCCAGGTGGCAAGTGAGGAATCCTACTACCAGCCTTGCCGGCTAGCCTAAACTTGGTGCCTGGTCTAACACCTGCGGGTATAGTTATATTAACACTACCTTCTGGTGTGCTTAATGTCATTTCTTTACCTAGAAAAGCATCTTGTAAAGTTATTTCCATATCAAATATGCCATCCGGATTGCGTTGAGGTTGCCTGCGTTGGCCAAATATATCTGTAAATATATCTTGAAAGTTGCCTGTGCCAAATGGATTACCGCCTCGAAAGTTTGCAAACGGATCTGGATTATCGTATTGTTGTTTCTTTTGTGGGTCACTTAGAGTGTCGTATGCTTCTTGGATCTTTTTGAATTGTTCAGCATCACCACCTTTATCAGGATGATGTTTACTAGCAAGTTTGCGGTATGCTTTTTTTATTTCCTTTGGGGTTGTGGTGTGATTAACCCCAAGTGTTTCATAGTAATCCATAAATGTATTATACAGGGTTAAATGCTAAATGTCAAGTGTTAATCGTCTTTTGTAAGTTTTTTTGGCGTAAACTCTTCATTAGATAAATTAAACATATTACTCTTGCCTTCTTGCTCTTCAGGCTCGTAATATTCTTTGTATGCTTCTATAATTGCTCTAAGTTTTATAATTTGATTACGCATTCTTACATTGTTTTTAGTTACAAGTTCCCAATCCTGATCACTGTAACCAAATATTACAGGATCAATATTTGCTTCTTTCATTTTAGCAAATACTTCTTCTTGGTTTTCACTTGTAACAATAATAAGATTTACTTGCTCTAGTGTTTCAACTGGAGGAAGTTCTAAATTTAAAGGTATGCGTTTCACTTCTTTAGTAAAGACTTCTAATGGACTAGTTGTTGCACAACCACTAATAAGGAATATAGTTAGGATTGGCAATATTAGTGCATTCTGCATTAATCTGCGATTTCTTAGTTGCATTTAACTCCTCCTCTGTTAGTGGCGAACCTTGTGCTATTTCAAAACACCTTGCTCTTTGTTGTTCTCTTTTACGTTCTATTCTTTCTATGCTCTTTGGCTTGCTCAGAGCCAAGTTACCTATATCTCTACGTTCACCTGAAGCATTTACCTTGTTAAACTTTTCATTTGCTAAGTTTAAATCTGCTGTGAGTTTAGCATTGTTTTCGTTTAAAATTTTATTTATTTCTGTCTTAGACTCTATGTCTCTTAATTGTTGCTCGATAACTGCTTGTTGTTGCTCAACAGCATCATTTAGTTTTGCATTATTAAGTGTAAGGATTTCGTTTTCTGATTTGAGATGTTGCACATACCATAGGCCTCCAGCGGCTGTGGAAAGCAACATAAAAAATAGTATTAATTTAAGTTGACTGAACATGTTTTTCAACTACCTCATTCAAAGCAGACACAGTCATAATATCAAATGTTTCCTCTTCAGGTATTGATATCTCTAACTTCTCTTCTATTTGAACGATTAAATCGACAACATCAAACTCGTCACCGCCAAGGTCATCAATAATATTAGTTGAAAGTTCAAACACTTTGTCTGATCCAAAGTGTGATTTTAATACTGACAATACTGTTTCATTCATATCTGTGTCCTCTATACTGGTTTTGTTACTAGTATATCTTTACTATCGTTATCGAAAATTACTATGTATTCGTTAATTGGAAGTGCTCTAAGACCTCCTAGCATGTTATTTAACTTTGATAACATAACTGGTTCATAGTCATATCTGATTGCTGATTCTGAAATACCAATCTCTTCCATAACTTGTTTACCATTACCAAAGTTTATAATTTCAGCAGAGTAAATATCATTACTACCTCTTATGTGTAGTTTACTATCATTTATTCCTGCTTCTAATATGTTTGTATTCTTTAAAAATTCTAAGATTTTATTTGATTTGTTCATTGCTTCTGCCTGCTCTAGTTCTAGTTGTGATGCTTCTAGGTCTGAAGCAATTTTGTCTTTATACTCTGATGCGGAAAGATACGCCTCTGGATCTATTTGAACATGGTTTGATAATTCTTCATCTAGTAAGCCTATATCTTCTTCTATGTAAGGAAGTGTTACCTTCCATGGTAACTTACTTGATACATGCTCAACATCTTTGACTAATGCTTTAATGTTATCTAATAGTTTTTCGTTTCTATCCATTTCTATAAACACCATGTAGTGTCCATCTTCATTAGCATTAGGAGAAACCTCTATATCTCTGGTTTCTATTACTGATCTATTTAGAAACTTGTATAAATCTTGACCTGGAGCCGACTGGCTTACTCTAAATCCTATAACTGCTACGTCTTTCTCGTCTCCAGTCTTAGGATGAAACTCATCTAAACTAATTCTTTTAAGAACTGTATCTTTTAAATCGTTTCTCTTTAAACCCATTTTATATTCCTAATCCGCCCATTGGGGGAGCCATTGGTATTCCTGCATTGCCAGTTGCTATATCATTTGCTGTGCCTTGATCTTGTGCTTTTTCTGTATCAACATAGTTGTCTTCATCTACAGTAATAACGTCTGCATTAAATTCATCTACATACCTTCTTGGCATTCTAATACTTACTACCCAACATGGTTCTGAAGTTGTTTTTGCTTTATATCTTTGACTGCCATCTGGTCTTACATCTATATCCACATCGTCAAATGTCATTACTTTTCTAGGGGATAACAAAGTATCTTTATCAAATTTTACTTGGCATTCTAGGGCAAGTAACCTTTTTGCTCCTTCTGGATCTGGCATTTCTTTGCCTTTGTATAATAGTTTAACGTCAACAAAGTGTCTACCTAAGTTAGGACCTTCGAGTATTTCTCCCTTTTCCCAATTCTTATAAGCATATACATCTGCATCGTCTATTACTTTTTCAAATTCGCATAGCATATCTAAAAGACTATTAGTGTCACTAATCTTCTTTATACTATCGTTTAACATCTTTGTAGATATAGTCATATAAATCTCCGTTACAACTATTTATCAAAACCATTTACCATATTAAATCAACATTGACTTATAAACTGCGTTGTTTTTGGTCCTCTTACTTTTAGTAAATATTTTATGTAATATGATAATCAACCATACAAAAAGTTGGAACACAGATAAAACAATCGACCGTGATGGGGAACCCATACACGGTTTTTTTATGGCTCAAAGGAGGCAAACATGTCCAGAAAGCAAAGGAAACAGAATTGTAACAAGTATAAAAAACAAAAAAACAAAGGAGATAACTATTTGAGAGTAATAGAAGGTGGCGCACTAGCCAGAACACGACAAAAAGAAGTTAATATTATACCTCGTAACTTCAACCAAGACAACCTACTTGGTTACTTAGAGGATAACAACATCAACATAGTGTTTGCAGTTGGACCAGCAGGAACAGGCAAAACACTAATCTCAACATTAGCAGGAATCAAACAACTAAAAAAATCAAATATTGATAAGTTTGTGGTAACGAGACCAGCAGTATCTGTTGACGAGCAACATGGATTTTTACCAGGCACGTTAATGGAAAAGATGGCACCATGGACGAGACCTATATTCGATGTGTTTGAGGAATACTATTCGCCAGAACAAATAGAGTATATGATCAACGACAACAAAGTAGAAGTAGCACCATTGGCATACATGAGAGGACGAACGTTTAAGAATGCGTTTATAATTGCAGACGAAATGCAAAATGCTACTGATAGTCAAATGAAAATGTTACTGACTCGTATAGGAACGGGCAGTAAAATTGTAGTAACAGGCGACTTAAATCAGCATGACAGAGGATATGAAAGCAACGGATTAAAAATGTTTATAGACAGACTAGTAGCCAAAGGCTCTGAGTCAATTAAATGTATAGAGTTTGGAAGCACAGATATCGAAAGACATCCTGCTGTTGCTGAAGTATTAAGATTATACGGCGAAGCCTAATATATCTTTCTTAGCATAAAATCAAACGGCTTAACAGTTTTAATTTCAAAATCTTTGCCGTCAAGTTCCTTACCTTTGATGTGAGTAGGTTGCCTTTTACTAATTGCTTTTAGTCTAAAGACCTTTTTGCTTTTAGGGTTAGGAGTCTCAGTTCCTTCTGGATCTGCAGTTACTCCATTGTCAAACCAAACAGTAAGTTCGTATTCTTCATACCATGCTGTATAGAAAAAGTTTTTTATTTTAGTCCACATACTCTTATTTACCTTTTTAAAAACATGCTTTTATTCTTTATATATTTATTGAGCATTTTAGTTTGCCCTTTGTTCGCTATAGGTAAAAGATTATTATAATTTTTCCAAGGTAATCTATCTTTAAATAGTCCTGCTATACCTAATATCTCGTGTGCTGTAAACACAGATTCTAATCCGTCTGCCATTACCTTATCATATTTTTTTGCAAGTTCTTCTGCTTGTTTAACATCTATCCAATCGTTCTTCCAAGTTTTAGATGTATATCCAAGTTCCGGCCATTCTCTATCTTGTCCTGTAAGTTCGTAACCAAATTTCTCTGGGTCTTTATCTATATTACTTTCTACATCTGGATTATCTAAGTTTTGATAAATTCTTAGAGCATTACAGCCTGCACTGGTTACAAGTTGTTCTTCTATAAGTTTATGTCCGTGTTCCCAAATGCTTTCTTCTGTGTCGCCAGTAAGACCTATAATAAAGTTTGCGTATGTAAATGCATCTGGCATTTCTTTTTTAAATAATCTCAATGTGTCTAATAACTTATCTGGCTTGCCTCCTTTACGAATCATCTTTGTAACATTAGGATTAAAACTTTCTATGCCAAAAAATAATGTATCTATGTTTGCTTTTTGCATTAGATCAATTTGATGTGTTTTAGCACCTACCACATCTAATCTAGCAAATGCCATGAATGAAGGATTAAAGTCTAATTGCTCTACTACTCTGCCTATAAGTTCTAATTTAACATCTACTTCGTTAATTGTATCATCAGCAAAGAAGAAATGGTCAACCCCAAACATATCATGTGCTGTTTTTAAACTGTTATATAATACTTCCTCATCTATTAAATGAGGCTTTTTGTTGTTTCTAAAGTCATAGCCACAAAAACTACAATCAAACTTACAACCTAATGCTGTTTCTACTACTAAAACTTCTCTGTCTGATATAAAATCTTCTGGAACAACAATAGGACTTACTGGCTCTTCTAGTATTTCACCCCATGGATTTTTTAATGTTAAAGGTTCTGTAGACATAATGTATTGATCAAGTGGCTCTTTGTTTAACCATCTCCTAAACAAGTTTGTGCTTCTACCAATGAATGCAATATCTACCCAATCTTTTTCACCAACTGGAACTCTGTATCCACCTAGCATAACTTTAAGTTGAGGTAATTCTTTCTTTATATCATCTACAAGTATTTTAAAGTCATCTGTGCTACTGCCGTCTATACTTCCACTTAAGGCTAACCAAGGCTCAGAGTCATCATTAAAATATGATAGTATGGATTCTTTAAGTAATTCATAAGGCCAACTACGCCAATAGTCTATGCCGGTTGCTTCTGCACCAAAGTTTCTTGCTTCGCTTACTATATGCAGACTGCCAGAACTTCTACTATTATTAAACAGTAAGCCTGATCGTGTAGGTTTCTTGCCTAAGTCTGTTAGCAAAACAAATTTCATATTACTATTTAACTAATCTATGCTGAATTTAATTGTAATTCGATAAGTGTTGCACTAAGGTTAATCTCAGGGTCAGCACATAAACTGCTCTTTGCCATGCCGTTTCTAATAATAACAACTGCCTGGTCTTGTTGTAAGTCTGTAGTTCCCCAAAGTTCTAAGTTACGATACATAAATTTATATACATCATCATACTCCTCAGGTCTTGCTTGACTACAAATCATTGTTCTAGCACCTTTATAGTCTCCGCCTTTAAACATTTCAATAGCACTTAGCATCCAATCACTTGAACTTGCACCATCGCCATCTTGTGGCTTTTGTAATACACCATCGACTACGTTCTGTTGCACTAAGTTAATGCTCTTACGCAAGTCTGGATATGTTGCTTGGACATAAGTATCTAATGTTTCACCGTCTAGTTGAACATCTTCTTCAATACAAATAGTTGCCAGTCTTGCTGTGAACTCTTGTATGTCTAGTTTTTCAATATGAAACCCTTGACATCTACTATGCAATGCAGGAATAATTCTTTGTGAATAATTACATGTCAGTAAAAACCTGCAACTAGTATGATACATTTCCATAACACCACGAAGTGCCGCTTGTCCATTAGGTGTAATGTAATCAGCCTCATCAAGTAATACATATTTCATATCACCAAAAGGCATTGTGCTACTAAAGTTTGTTATCTTATTACGAATAGTATCTACATTGTTTTCATTCGATGCATTAATCTCTAACACATCCATTGGATCAATATCTAATTCTTTCAGTAAAACTTTTGCTAATGTTGTTTTACCTGTTCCTGGAGCACCACTGAATAGCAAGTGTGGTAGTGCCCCATCTCCAAGCCAACCACTTACCTGTCGCTTTTGTTTATCATCTCTGAAAACATAAGTTTCAATGCTTGAAGGTCTATATTTTTCTGTCCAAAGTTCTTTCATATTTTATCCTAGTGTATTGTTTCATCTGTTGGTATATCAAATTCATCTTCGATAAATTCTATGCGATCAAATATTATGCCCAATGATGCTAAGTCTTTTTCAATACCTTTTATGTCACCTGATATTTTTGCTTCTGCTCTTATACCGCCTAGTGCTACTGCTAATACAATAGACAATATTTCCGTTCTAGATACATTATATTCTTCTTCTGCATCAAAAAGTTTATCATTCAGGTGAGCAATAAATTCTTCTATTTGTTTATTACTCATCATTGTTATTCTCCGTTTGGTCTGTTTTAGCATCTAGTTTTTCAAAAGTTTTGCTATACCAGGCATTACTACAATATGCATCACAGAAAACATTATTGTGGTCAGGAGTAAAATATTTTATTTCACTCGCAATTAATAACTTATTACATTCACTACAATACATAATTACATTATACGATACTTTATATTAAAAGTCAAGTATATAATCAAATAAATCTTTGCTTAATTTATAATGTGTGTTACGATCAAACATAAGTTGCTTGTTTTCTTTAACATGTTCGGCTGTTTCTTTAGATATCACAGTCTCAAAGTTTAAGCAGTCCTCTATCATTTGCTTACTGCGTTCTTCTGCATCTAAGATATTGTTGTAGTCACTGCCTGGAAACCAAAAACCAAACTCCTTTAGTTTGTTAATGACTCCTGTCCTGCCATTATAAAAAACAGGCATGCCATACATCAAAGGCTTTAATATCTTTTCTGAGCCATCACTGATTAAGTTGTTATCATTGTATGTATCTGATATTATAACTGCTAGTGTTCGTTCTAATACTGCCATTGGAAAGGCTTCGTGTGGCCCACCTTGATTAAACTCTGAGGCTGGATGACTCCATTTGTATTCAAACTCTGTATGATCTATGCCTTTATGTTCTGTGCCAAACAGTTTAAAATACTCATGGTGCGGATTGTATTCCTCTAGATAACCTTCAGTGCTAGGAATCATCAGTGTCCACTCGCACTTGTCTAGCAAACCTTCTTTGTGTGCTTTAACAATTAAGTCTAACCTACACACTCTTCCTAGCCTATTGGGGAAGAAGAACTGTTTGAATGTTTCTTTGCCAGGCCAAGTAAAAGGAGGAATGTTATGTAGATGTTTTTCGTTACGTCTATCAAGTATCTCATTTAATACTCCTGTAGCAAACATCCAAATAGGAAATATTTTTTTAAACTTGGGCTCTGGTATTTCCTCTCCATTATGTAAACTTAACATTGTGCAAATAAATCTTTCTGTTTCAAAGTTATTTTCTATATTGTTTCTAGTTCCAAAGTTTGCTGGGAAGTTACTTTCGTTACTGTAGTCTGCAAGTAATATTACGTTTGAGTGTTTGTCTTGTAAATCATACAGCACATCAAAGTTTAATTGTCTAATATAATCTATGTTCATAGGAACAACAAATACATTAGTTGCATCAGGATCTACATCATTGCTTTCAAAAGCATTAGTATAATGTAATTCATAAGTAAAAGGAAATTTAAACCCGTCGCCTGTTCTATCCCTTTCCATAAAGTTAAAGAACGAAACAGTCTTTGTTGATCTTAAAGGACTTGTAGTAGATTTTATTTCAAAAATAAACTTAACTTTCTTCACGTTGCTTTTCGTTAAGTTGGATAGCGGCTTTAAGCAACGTCAGTTCTTTCTTTTTGAGTTTAGAATAGTATAAGAATGCCTTAGTGTCTTTTGGGAAACAATGTCCACCATAACCAAACTTGCCATCCAGACCTGGAACACTCATATGGCTATCTCCAATGCGTGGATCTCTTGTTAGCATATCTGTAAATTGACTCCACTGAGGTGCCGCACCTGAATTTTCAAACAAACCATGTAGTTCATTAAAGAATGTAACTTTTAATGCTAACCAACTATTGATTGTATACTTGATTAGGCTTGCTGTAATCATATCTGTTTTAAATGTAGGAACAGTTTTAACTGAACTGTGCCTTATATATGCCTTCTCCACTGCTTCACAATCTCTCCACTTGCCTCCTAGTATTTGCATATTAGGATTGATAAAGTCTCGCAAACTGTTTGCTTCTGTGAGGAACTCTGGATTATAAACTAACTTTAACTTAAAATCTTTCTTCATTTTAGTTAAATGGTCTGGAGTAATAGTGCTTTTAATTACTACTATACCTTTGTATTTTAAGTCATATAAGTCGCTTAGTGCCTGTCTAACCTGACTTACGTCAACATCTAAGTGCGTATGCTGTTGTGGTGTAGGTAAGCATACAAAAAGGAGTGGCGGATCAAAGTCACGAACAAGGTCGTTTATTGTGTTGTCGTTGATTCTGGGATCCACCACAAACTGTTTGACATCTCTGTCGAAGCCATTAGCAACTGCTGAACCTACAAAGCCTTTGCCTATAATTCCTATTTTCATTTTTTTAATCTGTTAAATGCTTTATCGAATTTCTTTTCTTCAAGCCATTCATCTTCACCAGCATAAGTTGGTGCATTATCTAGTGCTTCTTTGGCTTGCCAGTAAACTTCGTAAATCTTTTGTTTACAACCCCAACCATTAAAGCCATCTATATATGGGTCGTGCATCACACCTTCCCATTGCCATAGTTGTTCTGCTATTGCTTTATTACCTGTTTTTTCTATGTAGGGCATATTACTTGCTACCGGTTTCAATTCCTATTGCACTGATTATAAAAAAGCCTGATAATACTAACCACCATGGATTTAGTCCTGCAAATATAACTCCTGCTAGTATTACATTACCTGTTAATCCTGATGTTGATAGTCCTATTCTGTTCTCTGGTATTTTCATTAGTCTCTTGTTTTTTTAAATGCTGACACGGTTGAGTCAGTAAGGTTAATTGACATATCAGGCTTATCATCACTAACAAGCATACATGCTTTGGGTTCTACTTTCCAAACTTTTTGATCTGGGTCTAACCTATCATCTGTGGCTTTAAATCCTTCAGTCCAACGGCCATGTTGCACATAAACATACTGACCTGGCTTTAGCCAATTGATCTTAGGCCCAACTTCAAAGACTTTGAACCATCTTGGAACAACTCCTTCTGCTTTGCCTATAGTGGATTTTACAATTATACCGGATTCTGTTTGTTGGTCACCGAAGTCTCCTTCGATACAAAGTATATTATCGCTAAGTGCTCTTAGTCTCATTTGGTGCATCTTCCTCTGTGTAATAAGGAACCATTTCTATGTCACCGTTAGGAAGTTCTACTTCTTTGAAGCCTAGTGGCTCCCGTTCGTCAAAACTCTCACCTAGTGGTGCCTCTGGTTCTGGTTCTGGCACTGGATCAGGTGTTAAATTTTTCTTAGCCTGTTCCTGTGCCTCTTGTGTTCTAATGTTTTCTTTTTGTGTATCTGCAGTTTTAGGTTGTGCGACTTTGCTTACCTCACCTGATACTACTGGAGCATCACCTTTGAGGCTTGTTTTTTCTTGTGTTACTGTTTTAGTAGTTTCGTAGTATTCTCTAACTCTTTCTTCATTGCTTTTAACTACGCCACTACCTTTTACAACATCACCTTTTGCATTCACAGGCATATTACCGATAGCACGTTCATTTTCACCTGCTCGGACCATTGCGTCAAAATCTATTATTGCGCCTCTACTTGTTTTCTTTTGCACCATTATTTTAAAAACTCTCTAATGTTTAACTTATATTTATAACTATTAACCTTATGCACACCGATTAAATAGAGCACATAACTTGCAACACTACTACCTCGGCCAACGCCTCTAACAAGATTATTCTTTTTAAAGGTATCAATTATATATATCATTAATTGTAACATAGGATATAAGTTCCTGGCTTTGTAAAGTGCTAGTTCCTCTTCTACTCTATTAAGGTAAGCCAGTTTATCAGTCTGGTCCTTTACGTTAGGAACTAACCTTCTAACATATTCCTCTACGTCTAAGTCTTTGTAGTGTTGCGGTATGTTAAAGTCTAGACTCCAATCTGCTGTATCAGTAATCGAGGGCAGGTCTAATTCTTTTGCAAACTCGTTGTATTGCTCTGCATCTATAAAAGGAACATCTTCAATGTTCTCACCTCTATACAGTAATTCAATACCTTGCTGTTCTGTCGCTAGACTTTTATCCATACTATATATTATATGTCAAAGTTACTATTTGTCAAGTCCCATGGATACATTTCTGTTCTATCTGGACTATATTCATAAAAACTTGCTCTACTTGATTTTATTTTATCTACTAAACTAACAGGCATATTCCAATGATCATATGTCATACCTTTACCATCGTGATCAAAAGAATCTCCTACATAGTCTGTTGCTAATACTACAGGTATGCCTTTGCTTACTGCATAACTATCTACAATGTTTACCCATTCTTGTCTAGTTTTGAGTGTGCAATGTGTAGACTCATGATGATTAATGAATCCTCTTGCTCCTCGTTTGGTTGATATAAACAGGAACATCCATTCACTGCAAACATTAAAAAGGTAATCTAATGTTGCTGATGTGTCTGTTGCAGGTATATGTTCTAAAACATCTACACAAACTACGCCTGGGACACTTTCAACAGTTGGAAATGTATTGTAAGGTTCATGGCAAGGATCATATAATATTGGCTCTTTGCTGTTAGTTTCAGCAATAATACTATGCATTTGCTCTCCTTCCTGATAGGAGAATGCAGGACCACAACCATAATCCATCCATTGTGTAGGCGAGTAATGTCTAATCATGCAATGCCATATTACAGCCTTATGCCATTCTAATAATGCTTTACCACTGAACGCATTCTCTTCTGCTAATAATTTATTGCGTTCTATATATTCTGCGTGATTTAAACTAAAGTTGGTTTCCATTTTGCTTCTCTGCGTTTTATGATATCTTGAATATCTATTACTTCTCCTGACTTAGGTTCGCCTAACATATCTTCTATATTCTTATCTATCTCATCAAATACCATTGTAGTTAATCTGTCTACACCTTGTTCTGCTCTACTTTCTATTACAGTTTGTTGCTCTTCTTTATCCTTGCCTGAGTTATCAAATGTAGTAGAGTCATATCTTTCCCACCATGGTCTATCCCAAAAAGGAAAAGCACCTATCCAAGTATTGTCTACAGGTAAATCGTAGTCACCTGGTTCATCATTTAAGTAAGTGTATCCTAGTTGTGCTGATTTATCTTTAAGTGATATAAAATCTACAAATGTATTATCATCTACTACAGAGTTAAATTTAGAATGTAGAGTTTCTATCAACATAGTTTCTGATATGATAGGTAGAACAAAAAAGTTATTGTCGTATTCTGCAAAGTATTTTTCCATTAAAGGTATTTGCTCCGGAGCATAAACAATGCTCTCATTTATAATGTCAGTAAGCAAATATACAATCTTTTGAAAGCCTTTGTTTTGACTTATTGCTCCTTGGGTAGCACCTTCTACACCTTCTGTATGTATTGAAAACTCAATTTCGTAATCCTTTTGCTCTAACATTCTTGCTTCTGGATTTACAAACAGCAATTTTATAGATACCATCTTATGTAATCTTAGACTTTTCATGATTTTTTTATTTTACCTCTTAATGTTTTTGTGTATGATTCTACTGTTAGATTAAGAAGTGCTTCAGGACTATAATCTACTTGCTCGTAGGAACCGTCTATATTACCTATCTCCATCATACTAGGAGATGTATCACTTTTTAAATTTACTATTGCTATCTTATCACGGTATGCCATTTCAGCCATGTCTAACATACCTTTTATTTGATTATACATAACAGTTCCAGGCTTTACTTTAAATAATCTTTTATGAATCTTTTGTATTTCATCTAAGAGTGCATCTTCATTTAAACTTTGATACTTTTCCCAATTATCCATTGTTGCCCCATTTAATTCTAAACATTGCCATATAGTCTGCCTGAGCAAACCTTACTTCGCCAGGCTTAACTTGAAAGTCCCAAAACTCTCTAAGTCCTATAGTTTTGCAAATGTTTTTTATTTCGTTTTCTGTTCTGCTTGATTGTGCTTTATTTGTAACACCTTTGATTTTAATTCTGTTTACTCTCCACTCCATCCACTTGTCAAAAAAGTATGCATTTCTTTCTGTAACATTAGGGTGTAAATGTCCAAATGCGTCTAGCATCTCATCATCTGGAAATACATCCATATATGTTTTACTGCGTAGAGTTGTTGAGGCTGTCATAATATTCAAGTGTGTATTGATTAATTTTTAAATACTGTCTACGTTGTCTAAAAATAATATCAGTTGGAAAGAATTCTTGTTTAGGAACAACATTTTCTAAACTGTGGCTTTCTTCATTTCCCCATGCTTTAATATTGTAACCTTTAATCTTGTGTTCAAGTTTGCCAAAAGCAGATAAGTCTTGATCGTGTTTAACATCAAGTAGGTTTACTTTCTTAATAGAATATAATGCTGTAGATCTAAATACATCTGGCGTATCAATAATAAAAGATCTAATGCCAGTGTTATCACTATTGTCTATCATTATTGTAAACTTGCTTATAGTTGATGTTAATCTTGTATACTTACCTTGCTTATCCTCACTAGTAAATCCTAGTTGCTTAAATAATTCTTCTATCTTTCCGTCTTTATTATTAATAATAAGACCTGTGGTTGTATCTAATCCTGCTGTATTGTTAGCAGGCCTGTCGTTAACAACTGTATATTCATCTTCTACTTTTTGATTCATAATGCTTTCGCTTACTAGATAGATGTTAAAGTTGTGTAAATCGTTTGTGTGTTTATAAAATCCTGTAGTAGGATCAAATTCTGTATTAGGCAATGTGATGTCTGTGAGTGATGGTATCATGAAACCTACTCCAGTTGCTTTGAACTTTGTAGGTATGTTAATGTTATCCTTTAATAATATAATACTTTTGTTTTGATTCCAAATAGATGCTCCACTATTTTTGTGTCTACTTCTAAGTGTCCAGCCTAACAATTCTAGTCTCTGATATAGTTTAGCAGGTGAACCTAGATTAGAATTGAAACTGTATTCTAAAAAACTAAAATTTGCTTTCATTATTCCTCTGTGTCTGTATCACATTTTTGACAGCATTCAGGTGTCCCACAGTTCTCATGTAAAACTCCATCTTCGTCATAATTATTTTCATCTAATTTCTTTTTTGTTGGGGTATAAACCTCAGGTTTAAATTGTTTTAACTCATCCATAAATGCCTCCTATATGTATTACTTATCTGATTTAAGTCGCAGATTAACAACATAGCGAAGACCTTTTAAGACGGGTTTTACTTCATGTAATTCGTTATACTCATATAGCACACCATCTTTTTGCTCTAGTTCTATAAGTTCTTTATTAACAAATGCGGCACCACCTTTAAAGTCAGTAGTTGCATTTAGTTGTATAATTAAACTCTTGTTACTATCTTGTTGCCCTTGCTTGTAAGAGTCAGTGTGAGGCTGTATAAAGCATCCTCTGTTATATTTTAATACTCTAGCATAAACTAAACTGTGGTCTTTTATTTGCTCTTTAACTTCTTGCCAAACAAAATCAAATTCGTCGTTGGTAAACTTAGATAACATAAAGTGTCCAACGGCACTAGGGGCGTGCCTATCAACTACTTGATCATCTAATGTTACTCTGTTTACAGAATTGTGGTAAAGTTTAAATACAGATTGAACAGTCTCATCAGAGATTAACTTATTAAATCTCTGCACAATTATCTCTTCTCGATAATCTCGTCTACAAGTCCAAAGTCTAAGGCTTCTTGAGCATTCATAAAGTTATCTCTATCCATAGCCGCCTCAAACTCTTCATAAGTTTTACCTTTGGTATTGTGTTTGACGTATGCTTCTGTGAGTTCTTTTTTAATACGGATAATCTCGTTAGCACGGATCTGAATATCACTTGCTTGTCCACTAGCACCACCTAATGGTTGATGGATCATATGCCTAGCACCAGGTAACATGAAACGTTTACCAGGAGCACCACTGTTAGCAAGAAATGAACCCATGCTGGCCGCTTGTCCCATTACAATAGTTGATACATCTGGTTTGATATATTGCATAGTATCATACATTGCCATACCACTTGTTACAGTTCCACCTGGACTATTAATATAAAAATTAATATCGGCATCCGGATCGTCTGCTTCTAAGAAAAGTAACTGAGCACAAATACTATTTGATACTTGATCATTTACTTCTCCGTTGAGAAATACTATTCTTTCTTTTAACAGTCTACTATAGATGTCGTAACTACGTTCACCTTGTGCTGTCTTCTCTATTACATATGGTATAAAATTCATTATTCGCCTCGTGTTATTTTTTTACATTTATTAAGTATGGCTTGCATTCCTTGTTTTCTTTGTTGACTAAAGTATCTGCCTAGTGGTGCAAAATCTTCCCATTGTAATGCTTCTATCTCAGGAGTGCTCAATCCCTTCATACAGTCACACATGATATTACCTATACCGTTTACAATGTAAGCATCACTTACTAGTTCAAACTTCCAACCTAATGCTTCTTCTATACCATCGACCCAGACTTCACTCTGACAACCATAAACAAAGTTATCTTGTATTCTTTCTATAGTTTCGTTGGTATCTGAACCGAAGTCTAAGACGTATTCATAGATAGCATTAGGATCGCCTAATGCTTCAAATGTATCTACGAATTGTTGTAAGGAATTGACCATAGTTATATATTACTATGATATTTACTATTTGTCAAGTATTATTCGATGCCGTTGCGGTTTAATTCCTTTGGACTCACTAAATCAAACTCAGCACCAGACGTTAATTGTGCTAGTGTTGAAACATCTGCATTAACTGCCTTGTAGAATTCTGCTGGACTTGTGTCATCTTTTTGGAAATAAGTTACATACTTTGCGCCATCATTAATACCATCGCTTGGATCATTAATTAAATGTATAGGTGTATACCCGTCAAATGAAGTTGGGCTAGAACCTTGAGCACCATTTGGATTTTCAGCACCTAAGTGTGTTCCTCTAACTAGATCTGACTTAGAAACACCTGCCAATGTAGCCGCCACATTTGCTTGTTCGTCTGTATTTGAAGGATAAACTCTGTTATCTGCCATTATACTCTCCTAATAAATTATACAACTATTTATCTTTTTGTTAAATAGTAGTATGCAAATATCATTAGTCCAGCCAAACTTTAGACAGGGTGGCAAAATATTTTCAGGATACTGGTTACCACATAGCATTGCATGTGTGTATACATTCGTTGAAGATAAAAATCCTGGATACTTTGATGTCAATAGAGTAGTATTTAGGCGTGAGGCTGTTCACAATGCGTCTAAGAGTATGCGTAATGACGACATGGTATTGTTTAGTTGCTACATGTGGAATTGGGAATACAACCTAGAACTATCCAAACGTATCAAAGAGATCAATCCAGATGCTATTATTGTATTTGGCGGACCACAAGTAAGCGAGTTTAGATTAGAAGAACAGCAAAAAGAATTTAATTGGGTAGACAGTTGGATTGTCAGTGAAGGAGAATTAAGTTTTGAGAAACTTATTAATGATCTAAAAGAAACAGGAACAATACAAAAAACATACGAAGCAACAAGGCTTATGGATTTAGATATACCTAGTCCGTATATAAATGGATTCTTTGATAATATAATAAAAGAGAACCCAGATATAAAATGGAGCACCACACTAGAAACAAATAGAGGATGTCCTTTTAAATGTAGTTTTTGTGATTGGGGTAGTTTAACTTACAGTAAGATTAAAAAGTTTCCTGTGCCAAAGGTATATCAAGAAATAGAATGGCTAGGCAAGAACAAAATAGAATATATCTTTGTAGCAGATGCTAACTTTGGTGTGTTTCCGGAACGAGATTCAGAGATAGTAGATGTAATGTTAGAGGTTCAAGACAAGTATGGCTATCCAAAAGTATTTAATGCTAACTGGCATAAGAACTCTAAACAAAATGTAATACCAATTGTTAAAAAACTAACAAGCAATGGCATGAATAGAGGAATGACTCTAAGTGTTCAAAGCATGGATACAGATGTATTGAAGGCAATAGAAAGAAAGAATATGGACATGTCGCATTTAAAAGATATGTTTGATTTAATTGAAGCAGAAGGATTGGGAACATACACAGAACTAATACTACCTTTGCCTTTAGAAACACCTGACAGTTGGCGTAAGGGTTTAGCAGAAGTGTTAGACATAGGACAGCATAACAGTATAGAGATATGGTTCCATCAAATATTAGAGAATGCACAAAGTAATGCACCAGAGCATAAAGAAGAATATCAATTTGAAACTGTAGAACTAGCAGGATATGTTAGTGGAGACTTAGACGACGATGACGACGGCATACTAGAACGAACAGAAGTTGTAGTTGGCACAAAGACAATGCCTTACAAAGATTTTATAGACAGTTGGATGTATGCAACAATGATAATTAACTTTCATTGTGGAGGCTGGACACAATTACTTGCTAGGTATTCGCATCAATCTAATACAGAACAATACAGACAGTTTTATGATCGCTTGTTTGATTGCTTGGCTAGTGATCAAGGACCAGTGGGAGATATTTGGCGTAAGGTAGAAAGCATTATTCGAGACTACACACAAGGCAAACCTAGTCCTTATAGTGGACATACTCTGCTTTGGTATTTGAATAGGCTGTTGCATGAAAATTGGGAAGCAACACAAACATTTATAAAAGATACATTCAATGACTTACCAAGTGAACTGTTAGAAGCACAATGCGACTTTATGTATAGTCCTGAGAAGATAAATGACTACCAGTTTAAAAAATGCTACAATGCACATTGGTTTGAATATCTAAAAGGACGAGAAGGCCAAGTAAGGCAAGGTAGAACTTATGTATCCTTTGAACACGACCAATCTCATTCACTAGATGATCATCTAGAAAAACTATACTTCAGACGTAGATTCGGATACGGAAAATATAATATCACATAAGAAAAAGCACTCCGAAGAGTGCTTGGTCTATTGAGGTAATTTTATGGTCTTTATCTATATGATCGGTGCCATAGCAAGTATCATAGTATAAAATGTCACAGCAATAATAAAGAGCATAACTAAATCGTCGTTCTCTAATGCGTTTGATCTAAAATTTTTACGAATGTTCCTTGCAACCTTAACTAAAGTTGTCATGTGACTGTTCTCCAAGTTCTATATGTTATAGCAACTCGTTCACATCTCCTTACGGACAATGCTCATACACAAAAAAGTTCCTTAACTTTTTGGTTAGCCTTCATAATGAGAAGCACTAGCAAAGTGGATGTTGATGAAGAGACTTGCTGGATCTTCATTTGTATTTATCGACTATTAACAGATGTGTTAAGTTTTATGGTTATTTTAGTCAAAAAAAAAGCACAACCGAAGATGTGCTTTTTTAATTGTGTATATGTTAGAATGATTTAGAAACAGAAAGAACGAAACTGTCTTCGTCTTCCATTTCTGAGGCATCATCAGCCATAAAACTGACAAGGCCTACTGAACCTTCTAATCCCATTGGTAAATCAAATGACTTCTTAATGGAAAGGTTGTCACCAACTTCATCCCACATACCATAAGAAACGTCGAATCCCATTAAAGAGTATCCTAATTCCAAATAGTCTGTGTAGTCATCTTGACCTAAATAGTAATCAACTGATACGCCCATAACTTCTTTACTGATAAAGAACTCACTGCCGTCTAAGTCTGCATCACCATTATAACTGTAGTCGATATAACCTACTAACCAGTCTCCGTTAGACCAACCAGCATATAAATCAGTTTCTAAATCTGATCCGTCTGCAAAGTCAACTTGACCGACCCAGGCACCTGCCAAAAAGCCATTATCAAAGTCGTGTCTATAGCCTGCCCAAGCAGATACTCCGCCGTCAGTTTGTGATACACCTCTGAAAAGATAATCACTATCTGCACCTGCTGATATACCAGCGGTAGCCATTGTAGGCATTCCTGCCAGTAATAAAACTGCAAAAGCAGTTGTGAATGATTTAATCATTACATTTCTCCTTTGTTATTATTTTTGTATAAGGTTAGTGGGGCGGTTAAATAGGCCACCCCAACCCTTGATGCGTATTACTTGCCTTTAGGATCAAGTAAATGGATTAAGATTATTGCAACAATTAGACCTACTAATCCTGCTTCTCCTAATCCTGCCACCAATGCTGTGATGTTTTCAACTACATCTCCTACGAAGAAAGTGTTACCGAATACTAATCCTGCAACAACTCCTAATCCTAATAGTGAGACGAAAATTGATGTTAGTCCACCTACAAATGTGTGAACCTGTTTCATTACGTTATCCATAAAATTACCTCCTTATAGATATAAAAAATGGTAAGTTACACGTCCTGTGCAGTCTGTATAAATTACCATCAATATTATTTAAGATACTAACAACCAGATATAACAACTCTGATAATGGAATTACCCATCTTTAAGGTGTCTTAAAGGACTACAGATTCTTCGTAAGGAATAAAACTAGGCTGTTTTCGCATATTTTCTGCTAAAAGCCTCAAATTCTTACGTCTGACCTTTCTTCTGGATTCTAGGACCATTCTTCGTTTGTTACGAAGTTTCATCCTATTATTTTGTTTGCTTGATATCTTTTTCATATTAACACTTTTATTTACACTTCAATAGCATATATTCTCTCTAAAAGTGATTTAACATCTTTGGAAGTTAAGTGCCCAATCACATCATCTGTGATGCCTGATGTATAACATAGTTCGTCTTGATAGAGAACTGCTAGTTCCCAGAGGCCTGCTTCTCCTCCGTAACTGTAAGTAGTTTTGATAACACTTGCACCATAGCCATTTGGAAAAGAATATTCATATTGGATGCCTTCTGCCAATTTATTCTTCTTGACCAAGTAGATGTTAGTGTCCAGTTTCAATATGCACTCCAAAAAAGTATCCTAATAGAAAAAATAATGGACCTATAACTAATAGATCCATTACCAAGTGTAGCATAAAGGAAAGAGCAAATATCTCTTTCCAATGTGTTTTGCAGATGTTAAGCCAATCGCTAAATCTTTTCAACACTACAACTTTTCTCCTACTGCAAATCCTCTAAATGTTTTAAATCTTGGAAACCTAAGACTCCAAACGTCATCAGCATCTTGGCTTTGTGTTGCCGCATCCGCTCTAATCTCAACTAACTGTCCAATAACTGATTCCTTAACTGCCCATACGTCTTTACGCATGTCATCAGTTAAGCCACTACCAACATTAAGTTTAAAGAACTTGCCATCGTCTTCGCCTTCAACAACAAGAGCACCTAACATTCCTGCATTTTTACCTGTGCCCTCTTCAACGTCAACTACAGAAAGTGTTACTTCAATAAAAGGTTTTACTTTGAGCCAGGCGTGACTACGTTTACATTTATAGCCTTGGTCAATTGGCTTAATCATTAAGCCTTCATAACCTTCTGCCAATGCAGTTTTGTTTAGTTTATCAAATTCTGCTCTGCCTTCATCAGTATCAAAGTTTACAGAGTAAGCATCAACTATTCTGATGCTGTCTGGAAGTAAGTTGGCGTGGTCTAATTCAAGAAGTCTACCACGTCTTACTTCAGCAGTTTTGGTTGTGCCACCTGCTTTGAATTCTGCAAGTGTAAGCATATCAAACACAGCCAAGTAGGCGTCTTCAGTTTGAGCACCTTCTTTTCTGTGAACTTGCTTCATTAAACTTTGGAAGTCTTCGCTCATTACTTCGCCATCAAATACTAAGCCTTCAAACTCAGACTTGCTAAGTGCCTCTTCAATGTGTGGGAAGTTGGATAGTATTTTACCATTACGTGAATGTAAAGTAGCACTACCATTTTGCACAATAGCAATAACTCTTACACCATCATACTTGTATTCAACCATACACTCGCCTGTAATCTTCTTAGGATGTTTTGCACCATCGTGTGCTAACATACATTCAAACAAAGGAATAGTTCCTTTTACAACTTTGTTAATAAGTTTAGCACCAGTGCCACAACGTAGGTCTTTGATTAAAATACGTCTATACCAATCGTTCCATTGCTCGTTTGTTGACAGTTTCATTGCTTAAAGATTGCATCTCTGGCATCGTGTCCAGTTAGATGTCTAAGTTCCAATTGACTTGCTAACTCTTCAAACTCTTTCATTGGGTAGCCTTCACCATCAGCACCTTTCCTTACAGGAACTTGCTTCACACCAAATGTTACCATAGGGTCAAGTGCAAGTTGCACACCCATTATAAAATCATTCTCAGTAAAATCAGCAACTGTGCCAGTCTGCTCTGCAACATACTCTAGTGCTGGTTTAAGAATAGCCTGCTTGGCTAGTGAACTATTGTCCGCTTCTAATTGTTGTATGATATTCCAAGGATTCATTATACTGCCTCCTTGATTCTATTAATAGCAACATCCATGTCTTGAATGATGTCTGTGATATCTGTAAAGCCATAACTTTCAACAATAAAATATCTTGTGTTTGGAATGATATCATCTATATCCATTACCTCATAACCAACTTGAGGTTGCTCAGCAATAATATCACCTACTGATAATGAATGCATATCTCTGTAAGTTACTTGCTCACCATTTTTTCTAGTGATTGTTTTCATTACATAGTTAGAAACATGTTTATCAAACACTATGTCTTCACCTGTTTCTTCATCTAAGTAACATTGATTTAGTATTGAAAATACTTCGTTTTTGCTGGTAACAGTATAATCTATATTATCGCCTTTTGTAAGTCCACAGTATCTACCGTCTACTTCACATACTTTAGTGTAGTGTGAAAAGTATTCTTGTTTGAAATCTATTTTATCACTATCGCCTCTGGCGTGCATTGTTTCCATTTTTGCATGATATAATGGATATTTTTTAGCGGCTTCGTAATGACCGCCTTCGTTTGAATTAACGAAATCTGTAATCTCGTCTGATACTTGGATTTGATAAATGTTGTATTGCATAGTTTAACTCCCTTATTAATTTAACCTATACATATAGTATAGCAAATTTTTAAGATATGTCAACCGGTTTTGGGTGAAAATGTGCATTTAAATAGTCTTAAATGCTGGTTTTGAATGATTTAGTAGTCTTCTGGGTAATCTATTTCGTATTCAAGATCATCATATGCATTATTAAGATCTCTCAGTTTTTCTGAGAACACCTCTTCCATATCATAAACTTTAGACTCTAAATTGTTAGATGCTTCGCGAACTTGATTGGCATAGTAATCTAATTCTTTCTCTTCTATGCCAACTTGATCAGCAATACTAGACAACTTCACAAATATCTGTGTGGTTGTGTCTTCGTATTTAATAAGTTTAGTTGCCTCACGAGCAGAAGTTAAAGCAGATTCCATAGCATCACGTTGCTGTTCAAGTTGTTGCAACTTGACTTTCTTTGCCTGTAATGCTTCTTGGCTTTCTTTGATTTCTAAGAACTTCATGCTAGTATTTATCGACATACTGATCCTACATGGACCAGTATGTTTCTGTTCTAGGGTCTACACAACTACCAACGTCATTAAGACCAATAGTAGTTGTATAAGGGCCACTACCATCATGTAGATTAGTAAAAGTAATCTCTACATTAGGCTCAACATAATCATTATATGCTGTAACTTTGTAGTCAGACTTTTTAAATACCATTCTACCATATGGATTAGGCGTAAACTTCTTCTCATATCGAGTAGCCGCCGCTTTAGCCGCCGCTTCTGTTTCAAACTGAGATTTGACGTTAAAAGACTTGGCACCAAAGATTGCACCTGTTTGTTTGTTTTCTAAAATATACATAAAAACTCCTACCTTTTTATTTAATATACATATAGTATAGCACCTTTTAAGAACTTGTCAACCAGTCTTTATTGATATGTGACTTCTTTTTGTGACATCTATCGCATAAAGTTTGACAATTCTCCTCACGATTATCATCATGATTACCGTTAATATGATCTACTGTCAACATCTTATCTTGACAACGTTTCATATCATGCTCTGATTCGAATTCTTCTAGTTTGAAGTAAGGATCTGTGTATGGTGTCCAGCCGCAATCTTCACAATGATCTAGTTTGTGATATGTATATGTCCTATTAGCACTAGCATTACCACCATACTCTATACCTTGCAGTTGATGATCTCTACATTTGGTATCTGAATAAGGACCACGGTAAAGACTTATAAGTTCGTCGCAACCAGGAACATCACAGAGAATTTTATTCTCTATAATTCTTTGGACGTCCCTTTTGTTTTTGCGTTGGTCCTGTAATAACGTTCTTACCATAAGTAATCTTCACTAGGTTTAAATCCATTGTTAGCCATATTACCTGAGGCAGGCACTTTCCTGTTAAGGGTCTTTTTAATTTGTGCATTAAAGAACGGAATACCATGTGATGGTAACTTTTGCATACTAGGTTCTGGCTTATCAGCATCATCAAAGTCTCCATACTTTTCTTCATGCCAGGCTTCATATGCCAACTCAGCCTTTGCCCAGAATGGTCCACTTGGTGAAAAGTCTGCTCTAAAGAACGAGGTGTTCATATCTGCTAGGTCTAGCATATAATCTTCGTCTAATGCAATTCCTTCAATCCTACATAACATAATCCAAGTAAGCATCATATAGATCTCTTTGGGTGCTACACTTCTGTTCTGCCTAATGGCTGACCAGTATATACCAAAGTAATTGATATCTTCTGGTGTTGCTTTTTCTATCTCAGTCAATCTAGATATAGCACCAACTTCGTGTGCATTGCCAAACTTTTCATGTGTTACAAAAAGTTTCCATTTTTTAATTACTTCAAACTTATTGTATGCTTCAACCCATATAGGATTTGTGCTACCATCAACACATACACCCATAATCATTTGTTCCCAAATATCAATCGGATCAAGTGGAGTTTTATCCTCACCATTTAGTCCAATAAAGTTTTCTCTGATTTGAGATTTATTTGTTGTTTTGTAGATGTTAATAGGAATCAGTTTGTCTTCCCAAGTTTCTCCAAATACATATACACATATAATATATAATTTTATTACAGTATGTTGCCCATCCCATCCGCATTGAACTTTTTCTGCTTCTTCTGGGTGTGGTGTAGTTTGTATTGGCATAACTTTAGTAGCAATAAAATTATCTACTCTATCAATACATTTGTCTATTAAAAGATTTCTTTGCATTGTAGAATCAACTACAAGTTGTCCTGCTACATAAGGAATAGCCATAACAAGTTCATCTAAAACATCTTGAAAGCATGTAAACTGTGGATTTCTTCGTTTAAATTCTCTACATGCCATCTTGACTTCTATCATTTTGTTTTCATCAACAAATTCAGCGAATCGTTCTGGGATTGATATGTAGTTACTTTCATCGTAACTATATTTTGCATTAAAGTTGTCTGCGTATATACCGCGTGTTGTCATAGTAATTACTCCTTAAATTAACCTATACAAATATTATAAGGTCAAACAATCTTGAAGTCAACCATCCGAATTCACAACTCTTTTAATAACTCAGTAGTTAATGATAAATAAAACTGTAACACAATTGTAACATAATTGTTGCAATATAATTGCAGTTCACTTTAGTGATAAAGTAATTAGAACAGTTAGATACGATTGGTTACCACATTACAGGAGAATATTATGGCGAATCCATTAGGAATAGTAGCCAGATTAACTCGTCCATTACGCGACATGGCATCTGACTACTTCAACAAACTAGACGAAATAATGACGGCAGGACGTTTTGAAAACGTTGTCAATAAAGCATTCTAGTAAAAAATACTAATAAAAAGGGAGCAAATGCTCCCTTTATTGCCTTAAGGATAAAACGGATTGTCTGTTATATACAGTGGCAATTCACTATCACTTCTCTTTTGTTTTTCAACGTGAGGGAATTGATATAGGCTTGCTACAATTTTTTTATTCTTAAGTGTTCTTCTTACAGCACGTTTGAGTTGTGCTGTTTCCTGATACTTAGTCATTTAACATCTCCTTTAATGAGATGCGTTCCTTCGGTATTATCACCTACTTCCGTCCTGTTAAGGATGAACGAAGATGCGTTCCTTCGTCTTCTTGACTACTTCCGTTCACTGCTACATTTAGAGTGAATGAACGAGTGTAACTTGCGTTACATTAATATTTATCAAAAAAAAGCACTCTTCGGAGTGCTTTTTCGGTTTAACAGTTGACTACTTCTGTTGTGCTTTGAATTCCTTTTGGAAGTCTTTGATCATTGCATCCTTAGTTTTCCTAGCATCTAACTTAATGCCTACTTCTAAAGCCTTTTCATCAAGTGCTTTTTTAGTAAGTTTAGTTAGTTCTGCTTTGGAAGGAGCCTTTGCTTTTGGCTCTGCCTTCGCCTCAACAACAGGTGCCGCCTTTGGAGCAGGTGCTGGTGTTGGTGCTTTAACAGGTGCTGGAGCAACCGAGTCTTTGTTTCCAAATACTTTGTATGCTACAAATCCTGCAACAGCAACTAAGACAATAATTCCGATGATATTTTCCATGGTTTATCTCCTTAAAATTTTGTCATAGTTTCCTAATAAGTCATACCTATCAGGCTGTGTTGGGTGATTTAAATTCGAAGGATTAAATCGTTTGTAAACTGTAGACCCAACTCTACTATCAACAATATCGAAAACATCCTTCATACGTTTTGAGTTTGACTGATAGTCTAAACCGTAACAACGACTTAGCAATCCTATATCAAACTCAAGGTAACTGCAACCAAACTGGTCTTCATCACCATTAGCAACACCCAACCCATCTGTTGGTTTCGCTAATATTATAGACTCTGGAACACCTTGTAGTTCTGCCATTGCTGGCACTTCCCAACTCTTAGTTAAACTTTGAATTGGTGCAACATCACCCACGTCTCCGTGTAGTGTCCAGAAGCCTGCCGCCAACTCACTGAAGTTATCAGTGCTGGCAACAAATCCTTTGTGTAAACTTGCTAAGTTATAAAGAGTAATCATACGCAACCTTGCTTTGATATTGCCTCTCCTAATCTTAACATCCTTTTCATCTTCATCATCGTTGAACCTATTGATGTTAGAATCCAAATGGCTTATGCCTTCGCACATCGATTTAAATTCTTTTGTTAGGTCTACTTGAAGATGTTCTATGCCTAATTTCTCACAGGCTTCAACGCCTCGCATAGTTTCGTCTGGGTGTTGTTCAATTGGGAGTGTAACACCTATCACTCTATAACCTGCATCTCTAAACAATGAGGCAGTTAAGGCACTATCAATGCCGCCACTCATACCCAAGACAACTGTCTCTATATTATAAGTGTCTTTATATTTTACTAGATCAGAAACTAGACCGTCTCTGAGTTCAACTATGTTATCTGCATATACCTCTTTTTCTATTAAGGCCGTAAGCAATACATCTAAGTCATTGTCTAATACAATAGGGTCTCCGCCCCTTGCATTTAATCTTAAAATACTGTCTTTAATGTCCATGTTCCTGTGTGTAGTTAGCCTGCATTTATATTTATTATAAAAAAAAGGCCCCGTAGGGCCTTTTTTGGTTTAGCAATGCTTACGATGTAGCCAATGCTCTGTAACCAGCGGCAATAACAGCCTTTGAAGGAGTGCCTAAACGATAAACGTTTCTGCTTCTTCCTTTTGTATCAGTTACAGTATTTAGGTAGATTGGATAACCTGAAAAACGTAATGCTTGGATTACTGCTTGTGGGTTACCAATACCAAAGAATGCTCTCATTTGAGCACTTGATAATGTTCTTCCTTCTGAAAGAACTGCTAGGACTTTGTCCTGCTTAGTAGTTGTTGATGTAGTCATATGACCTCCTATTTTCAACATTAAACAAAATACTGCTTAGATCACCTAGTGGTAATCTTCACAGTTTTATAATAATAACATCAATTTATGTATTGTCAACCGGTTTTAGGATAAAAGTTTCTATCTCTCTGCAAACTGCTTGTTTTAATTGGACTTTTATTCCTAAACTATTCACATAGTCACATGCTATTTCCATTTGTTCTCTGGTTAATAGGTCTGGTTTGAAGAACATGCAATGGTAGTCAGGCCATGTATCAATTATATCGAAATGTTTCTGCATTGTGACTCTTAAACAGTCCTTTACATTGGAATTAATATTGGTATTAATATACTCTTCGCCACATAAAATAGAATAATAAGCATATTCAAACGGTGTAAATGCACCAAACAAATCGAATTGTAGTGAATTAATATCAATATTTTCGAATACTTTTACGTCAATATAGAAAGGCCACATACTTAAATAGTGCGTTGGCTCAGGTTTATTTAGAATATTAGAATATATTTGCACACTCTTTTTAATATCATCTCTATCAATTGGCACTAATCTATTACCACCTAGTCCTTTAAACATATTTGTATCTGTGGATTTAGTAAAGAATAGTTTGCTATCTAATATCAAGTAATCCTCTTTGAAGTAATCAACCATAGCAAGTTTAATAAGTTGTTGGCTATCCCAACCGTATTCAGGATACTTATAATTAGGTAAGTCTGCTCTGGTAAGAATGGTGCAATTGAACTGGTTGAAATGGTGTCTTAGACGCTCACAGACGTCGTGTGCTTCGTTTATAAAGATATAGTAGTTAATTGGGTTAGTTACGAACTTTTGTATACTTTCTGCTTGAATAAGACTACGTTCTAGGTCTTCCTCATAGGTTATCGTAAAAAGATTCATTTTTAATACTGGATTTGTAGTGTTTGTTTGCTCTCTGTGATATTGCTTTAGACATATTAGGTGTCATCTGTGTTGAAACTGCATCAAATAAATTCTCTAATTCTGTTTGAGTAAATTCTAATCTATTCTGAACGTTACTCATTATAACAGCCTGTAATTCATCATATATATTATCAGGTAAATCACTGTTTGAAATATTATTTACATATTCATCTGCTTTATCAAAAAACTTTTCTGAATTTTGCATAAAAACCACATAAAACTCTGCAAATTGATCTGCTTGTTTAACCAAGCCTTTATAAACTTGATTAGCAGGAACAGTTTTCCAGTTTAACTTCTTAATCTCATAGAATTTTTCATTAAGCCAAGACATGCCTTCTAGTCTGTCGTTGCCTAATTGAATTAATTCTTTTGCGGTTCTTCTGGCGTTTAGATCAATAACTTGGCCAACTTCGAGTAATTTCATTATCTCGGTGCTCTCGACATTCTATCGACAATAACAACATTGTCCATATCAAGTCCAGGGACACCAAATTTTGCTATTGCTCTTGTAATTATTGGAGTAACCATTCGACGGCCTATATTATCTAATACACCTTGTCCTAGTTTACTGTTAATTTTTACACCTGCTTGTCTTCCATAATCTTGATAATTAGGAATAATTACAATTTTATTTAATTGTGATGAATAATAAACTCTATTAATATGTTTGGCTACTGAACGATCTGCATTAAGAACATCTCTAAGTATTAAAGCATTCTTCTTAAGTTTCTCAGGATCACCCGAACCTCTATTCATCTCAGGACTTAAACCAAATGGGTCTTTACTTCCACTAGGTTTGCCATCATAAGATGAACTCTGTGGGTCTTGCCTAGTTCCTATCATAGGTCCTAAGTTTGTAGGCTTAGTTGTTCCTACACTTGCGGCATCAGTCTTTGGAAAAGTTAAAGTATCTCCACCATAAACTCTTTTAGCACCTTGGCCATCTATTTGACGCATATTATCAATTGTATTGTTTATTATGTCTGCGGCTTGCTGAGGATCTGAATCAATCATTTGTGCTAATTGATTTGCTTCGCTTGGATTGAATCCCATTTTCATTAAATCTTTGTTGTCGTATGCACTAACATTACCTGCTGTAAACAATGCGCCTACTAGGCCTGCTGTAGCCAACATCTTTTTTAAATTCACTTCGTTAACCTGTCCGTTCTCTATAATCATTAAGACTTCTGGTCTTCTAGACTCGTTAATTACAATGTTATCAAAATCTGTTAGTTGCATACAACTATTTATCAAATTTATAATTCAAAGAAGTTCTTCCTGTCCTCCTTTGTTTTCCTATTTTTGATTTTAAATGTTGGAAACTCTTTTAATAAGTCAGAGCCTTTAACGAATCTAACATTTACTGTGGGGAAGTCTATTACATCACAGCAAATATAGGTAATCTTTTTACAATGTTCTGTAGCAACGTCTTCTACAATGTATCTGCCTTTGCCTATCATATTTGAGGGTGCAAATGCTAATCCACCATCTGTATAACACTTTTGGTCATATAGATTTCCATCTGTGTCTATGTGATCGTGACCTTTGCCATCCACAAATGTTAATTCAGGAAACCATATTTCTAATTGGCGTTCTAAAAAGTGTGAAACTAACCTACCATCAGTTAATATTTCATTTAATACTTCTGTGGGTAAGTCTCCAAAAGAAATATTATTAATTTCAAATGTAAATGTTTTGTTTAATTCTATATTATTCATTAAATGAACTCCTTATTCTTTGGTGAAGTAACTAATGCTAAAATTCCCCAAATAAATGCACCAAATACAATAATTATTGTGCTGTAACTAGCAACTAATAAAAATATGGCTACTGCTGTCCACTTATAAAAAGTGCTCAGTATTGCAATTATCCATTTAATTATTTCCATTTATACTCCTTTTTTCCTAACTATGTATATAGTATAGCATCTTTCCAGGGTTTGTCAATCGAAATGGAACTTACGATAAATACTAGTATGAACGACTATAGCGAATATTTTCAGTATTTAGACAGCATTGATCCTGGTGATATGCCCTTCATTAAAGTGCAAAGTGCAGACATGCTGAAGAAAAGATTCCAAACACTCGGTGATCAAGAAGCAAGACAGATAGCAAGTAAATGGATTTTAACACTTAAAAAACCAGGTATCAGTGAAGCACCTATAAATATTCCTGACTATAAAACAGATGATATGGGTTATGTGCAAAGTGTGTATAAAGGAGATCAAACAGGAAACAAGTATTCAGGTCAAGGTCCCTCAATAAAATTAGGAAAAATACCTGGACTTAACCTAGAGCATGAACTGTTCCAAGATGAGAATGGTAATATTCAAATATATCACAGCATAGATCCTTATGAAGATCCACAAACATTCACAGATAAATTAAAGAATATTGGCAATAAAGCCTTTATGGCAAACTCCAGAAAGCCACTGGGTTTCATGAGTGTTAGGCCTTACAGAGATGGATATATTGGAAATACAGTAGCAACTGATCCCAATCACAGAGATAAAGGCATAGCCAGTAAGTTATTAATTGCATTAATTGGTTATTTAGGCAAACCTTTTTACTTTGGTAGGCAGACATCACCAGCAGGTAAACAGTTTACCAAATCCATAATTGATAAAACCCGAGGTAAATTCCGTGCTGTAGGCTATGATCAACAGCAACGAAAAGATTTCGAATTAGACAACGTTGATGATTTATACACAGATCATCCTGGTTTCTCACAAGATCCCATGGACAGAGACAGTTATGATAAAGAGGAAGTTCAAAAAGCATTAAGCGATACACAATTAATTAAATTAATTCCAGAAAACTATGTAAAACCAGAGGACATAGTAGAGGATTACATAGCAGAAGCACAAATAGAGAACAGTCTAAGCAGTAATAAATTAGCAGGATTAATATGGGATCACACAGACGACAAAGAAATTGCCAAAGAATTCCTAGACGTTGTGTGGGATTTATACTTCTCAAACTTCAAAGTTCGTCATGGATTGCGTGATGCAGACCTGATATTACCTGGACAAAAAGGATTACCCAATCCTAGAACATACAGAGATGAAGACATAGACACACTTAACAGTTGGTTACAGAGCAAAGGCTTAAAATCAGCATTTAAAATACTGAAATTAGACATAGACACTTCAATACCACCTAAATATCAAAAGAATTCACTGCGTTTTCAAGTAGAAGTAAATGCAAAACGCCGTGCATTGGGTGAGGAATATAGTGCAGACAAGTATCCCACACTAAAAGACTTTGCTGTGATGATCAAAAAGCACCTAGGTCGTGAGAAAGCATTAGAGTTTTATTATCAAGATTGGGAACATCAAAACGATGCCAACAGCGAAATGCTTACAGCAATGGGCACAGATCCACTGGAATTAGACACAGAATGGGCAAACAATTGGCTTAAACAACACCGTGTGCCTTACAGAGTTAGACGTATGTTTACAGACAGTAATTGGGAAATATACTTTGACCTTATAGCAACAGACCAACCTTTATCAGGAAATACTCAAATACATTGATAAATTCCATAATTCAACTGATCACCAGCCTAATCTCAATAGTGTTATACACCGTTAAATACTCAATTATCTGCTTGGGAATATTGACTGTATTGATTATATTCTTCTAATCACTATTCTTCCATACTGATCCATAGCAACTGTTTCACAGTCTATTTCCCTTAATACAGCCATAACCAAGTCAATCATTCTCTGACTGTTACCGCATATAACAGTTAAAGGCACTGAATCCTGATTCATTAATACCCAATTCTCTACCAATAATTCCACTTCATGATGTCGAACGCCGTGTAAATCTAACTGCATAACGATTAATTATCACTGATATTAACAACAAGACCCCAGACCTGGGCACCACTAAGTAACTGCCGACGCGGTAAAAATTTTGTTAGTAGAACCCGACGCTCCGCTTGGGTGCCAAGTTCTATTAACAGTTAGTCTACTCTGATTGCACTATTTAGAATACGGTCCAAGTGCTGTTGACCTTTATTATTAAACAGTTTCTTTACTGTGTTATAGTGGACGTTTAATGTTGCCCATCATGTATAAACAGTAAGTGATTATGCCTGTGACAAATACAGTTTCTGCAACTGTTTCTCCAAGTGTGTAGTCTATAGCAAATAACGTGCTTAACATGATCGCTAAGGGTATTGCAATTGACTTGGCTCCCGTAAATATATCCTGTGCTATGTTTTTAATTGATTCCATGTGTGTTCTCCTGTGTAGTTTCAATAAGTTTATTATATAGTATAATGTGTATGCTGTCAAGTGATAATCTATATAGTAGTAAATGTTGCTTATAATATACAATGTAAACTATAAGCAACACTTTTCACATGATTCTTAACTATAACACACTATACACAATAGTTCTGGGCGGATACTTTTAAATGCCCTTAATTGCTGGTTATTTCCAAATGTGATATCCCTCAGTATAACACTATATAGTAGCATAGTTAGAACTGTGTTGGGAGGACGAGAAGGCCCCGCTGTAGCATACGCACACATATATACACACTATATGCGATAATAAAGAATATTCTGAATTATGGGAATTATTGAAAAATTGGTGAAAATAAGTTGGGACCGCCTTCCCCGGGAGTATATTTAAGGCGTCTGTCGTGT